GCTTATGTGCTGAATGCCGAGCAAGTTCCCGGTGAAACCGTGGTTCGCCCCGGTGAAGTGTATCGCGGAGTGATCACCTCCGAGAGCAAGGGCTGATTACCCGATCTCAGGCCCTAGAAATTCTAGGGCCACAACACACTCTTTCTCTTCTTTATGGAACATCAAATTCTACGAACAGCAAACAACGGGTGTTTTGAGCTTTATACTGGTGGCTGGGGTACTTATCTCCGGCAGATTGATGATCCAGATGCCAATGTTATCATTGATAAAAATGATCTAGAAACCTTTACTCTTAAGGAAGACATTCATCGAATTCCGGCAAGTCTTTGGCAGCGTTGGGTTCAACTTTGTTTTCACTTTGTCGAAAAGGTTCCTTCTGATGTAGAAGTTTCCATCAGGATTCTTCGCAGTGAAGAAGATCCTTCTGTTTATCGGATTGTTGTACCGAAACAGAAAGTTTCTGCGGCATCTGTAAGGGTTAATAGTTTTCATGATGCTATCGACATTGAATCTGGTGAAGAGATTACCCAATTCCCTCCTATTGGATGGATTCCTGTTGGTAGTTCTCACAGCCACAACACCATGCAAGCGTTCTTTAGTGGAACCGATGATAAGTATGAACTTGGCGATCCGGGTATTCATATTGTTGTTGGATCCATTGATGTAGATAAAAGGACGTATCGACTCAAGGCATCTGTTGTTGCTAATGGTCGAAGGTTTGATGTTGAACATAGTAAAATCATTGATTGTGATCCAATTGAAGGCGCGACTTTCCATAAAGATGTTCTCAATTATGTTGATTACACTCGTCCAGTAGTTCATCATAAAAATGCAACTACTTTTCAATCTTTTCAACCTAAAAGTAATCAAAACTTTTATTCTCATGATTACAAATCGCCTTTTGGATTTTCAGATGAAATCGATTTTACGGAAGAATATTACCGAGAATTCTTTGGTGAGACCGAAGTAACAAAAACCGAACCACTTAAATTATGGCAAATCGAGGACGTTATTGAGGACTACATCAAACAAAACAGGGGAAATGTTGAAGAAATTCAAGAACTGATTTCTCTGCTTTCGGTTTATGTTGAAGAGCACAGTGAACTTTCCATTTAATCATGAACAACCCTATTTTTCCAACTCAACCTGCAACAGTTAGTTTACATCCGGTCCCAACCCAGGCCGAATTCATTTCTTATCTTGTTGGCCCGGATACTATGACGATCCGGGCATGGATGCCAGATAATTATTCTTCCTTTGAAGATCATAATTCCCTGGGTAGGGCATATGACGATTTTTATTGTAGGAATTGTAGTGAATGTCCAAGAACTTATCGAAGGTTTTATGAAAAAAATCACCCAGAGCTTTTTGACGAGAATAGTCATTGGGTAAGTGGGGCTTTTGACGCATTTACCAGAGACAATCCGGACGAATGTTTTGTTTACATGAATGGTTATAATGGTCAAAATTGTCCTCTAGGGATCAAGTTTGAAGGACCAAAATCAATAACTTGCTCTATCTCAAACATGGTTTTTGACATTCAGTTGTCACACAAGGGCCAATTCAAAAAGTATACAGACAACGCACATCTTCAGGCCGGTTATGTAAATGAATCTGGTGAGGTCTATGAGACTAATCCACGTTCTGCCGCAAATGTTTATTCCGGGGTTGCTGATTCAGATGGGTATATCTATGGCAAAATTTGTTGGAACTCTATTGAGGATCCAACAACCTTGCGCGAGATTGTAACGTCCTACTTTGGATCTGAATTTAATAATGATCTCTTGAGACTCAGCAGTTTTAAGACCAACATTGGTGCAATAAGGGGTTACAAAGAAGAAAACAAATATAAAAAATCTAACCATAAATTTCTGTGCTCTGGTTATGACTGTCTGCTTATGATTGATGGGAGCAAGGACGTTCAGGCCTTCTTTACAATGTTGATGGCCGGATTTAAGTCTTTGCCAGAACTCCCCCACATTATGATTGTTCCGGCAAAAACCTCAACAATCAAACAAGGAGATATGATTTATTTGGGTTATACTACACAGGAAGATGCTGTTGGTAGGTCTTGGTACATCTCAACCGAAGGTGCCATTATCGGCCAGCTCGACGAATCCTTTGTGACAGTCTGAGTACTGTCCATTACTCTACTCCATTAGACCAATTCTCGTTTAACATAACAAAGTAGTTCACCTAGACTCATGAATTTCAATCCTGATACAGTTTTCATTATTGGTGTTGGTGGAACTGGCGGTTATCTCGCTGCCCCCATTGCCAGGCTTGTTGCTTATCATCAGGCAACCCAAGATGCCAAGGTTGTTTTTATTGATGGTGATGAATTTGAGGAGCATAATGCTACTCGTCAAATTGTCGGACCATCGCAAATTGGTCTGAACAAGGCCAAGGCAATGGTTGATTTTTGTTCTTTCCAGGGCCTTAACAACGTTGAATGTAAAGAAGACTTTATTTCAATGACTTCTTTTATTCCTCTTTTGAATCAATCAAGGACTCCTCTTATTATCTGTTCGGTCGATAATGATGCAACCCGACATGATGTAATCGCGGCAATTGAAATGGCCTGTAAGGAAAAAGATTTCTTCTTTATTACTCCGGGTAATTCTGATGGAATCGAGGATGTGAAGGGCCAGACACTCTGGTTTGGTCGGTGTAATGGCGAAAGTGTAGGAATGGATCCGACTCTTGTTTATCCCAACATTAAAGAGCCGATTGATAGCGTCCCACATAAAGGATCTTGCGCTCTTAATGCCCCCTCTCGCCCTCAATTGATTTCGGCCAACTTTATGGCCGCCGCGATTACTCTCACTGTGATTCAGAACTTCCTTGATGGTATGCTGGATCATAAAAAAAGCGGCATGTTCTTCAATGGCCGCACCCTGATCACCTCTATTTCCTGAATTTATTATGACTACCACTACTGAAACTGCCCTGGTCAACGTTAACGATCAATTGGTTGAGTTTGCTAACCTTTTGAATGCCCTTCGCTATCTTTATGAAGAAATTCAGACTGCAAAACCAGATACGACTTCGATGGATAAGGCAGTCGAGGAATACTTTAAGTCCGAACCATTCTCAAAGAGAATGACTACTTATCTGAAACGCTATCAGATCCCAGCAATGACTGAAATGGTTTCGACCGATATCAAAAATAGTCTGGATTCTCAACTTGAGAATTACATCTTGGCCAAGCTGGATGATCGAATTGAGCATGTCCTGAGGACACGACTGGGCCGGTCTTGAGACTGTCCACTGACCCTGGCAACTGGACCGCCACCCTGCCATAATGATCACATCGGGGGCAAGGGAGCCCCCGAAATTCACTCTCAATCATTTTCTTATTATGGATCGCGCCACAAACATCCGAGAATTTCTCCAGGCATCCGGGTCTACGATTGTTAATGTCCGTTTTAGGAAAAAGAACGGCGAAATGCGTAGCCTGTGTTTCAATCCCAAGGATCGTCAGGAAATTGTGGGGGGATCCCCTTCTACCACCAATCCTGATATTATCCGGGTAAGAGATTTCAAGATTGCAAAAGAGCAAGGCGAAAAGGCCTGGCGGTCTTTTGATGTCAATCGGGTCATCAGCATCACTTCCAACGGTCAACGTTTTGAGTTCTGAATCATGAACCAACAAATCAAACAACAATGGATTGAGGCTCTCCGCAGCGGAGAGTATTCACAAGCACAGGAAGAACTTAGAGTTGGTGATTCTTTCTGTTGTCTTGGGGTTTTGTGTGATCTTTATGGTAAGAGCAAAGGAGCCAATTTCTGGAAAGAAACAACGCAAAAATCTGGTTATTATTATTTTGAATCGCTTCCAGAACAATATGAGTATGGAACTCTCCCCATAAATGTCTCTGAATGGGCCGGTTTGGGTGGAATAGATATTCCTGTTGTGGAATACGGTGAACAAAAAACGGCCATTTCCGATCTAAACGACAAAGAACAACTCTCATTTAACCAAATCGCGGCTATTATTGAGGAACAACTTTAACTTAATTACCCCTCTTTATGAGGGGCTTTTTTGTACTAAATAATCAATAAACAATCAAAAAACATGGAAGAAATTGTTTCTTTTCTAATCAATGAAGGTTACGCCGATGATTATAGGGCCGCATCTAAAATTTATGAGGTCATGAGCGACGAATGGTTGGATTTTATTCTTTGTGAGGAACCTAGATCCAAGGCCGACAGAGAATTTTTGGCCCAAAGAAGGAGAAATTTTCAAACGGGCAAAGGGCCTAATTGGCCTTATGGTGATAAAAAGGCCAATTATGATTCGCCATCAACTGGTATAGTTGCAACCGGAGATTCTCAGTCTGCCCCCACTAGAAAAAAGAAAAAACTAACTTTTGAAGTAAGATGAGCCAAAGATCACAAGAAATAATTAAAAGAATCCAAAAAGCCTCAAAAAAAGCCGGAGATCCTGAACTAGACCTAAACCGCAATCAAGTCGAGGCCGAAAGACAAAAAGTAATGAAGACTTTTAAAGAATTTGTTGAGTCGGTATTTGCTCCAGGGGAAACCAGTTATGGTGATCCAAAATATCAAGAAAGACTAGCAAAGAAAAGAGAAGAAGAGAAGAAGAAAAAAGAGGCCGAACAAAAATCTAAACATGATGAATTATATAAAGAGAGAAAGCATGGAAGGGGAATTAGAGCGACTAAAGATGGTGTAAAAGGCTGGATCAAAAACAAAATTTTTACTCCTGGCGATTGGTGATAGACACCTAAACAACTGGCACAAACACCAGACCAAACACGTCAAACTCACCTTAAAATAAGAACGAATTACAAATTCCATTATGTTACCCCAAGAGCTTAGGTCCGTTCTTAAAGAAATTGAACACGAGAATCGCCGCATAGAACTCAGGAAAACCTTTTTGGAAAAAGGTGTAAAGTTTTATGACAAAGATGGCTGGGGGTATATCAAGAATGGTATAAAAAATTATGTTGAACGAACATGAAACACGAACAAAAACTAAAAGCCGCAAGAGATCCAAACACTTCTCCTGAAATTCTAGAAACTCTGGCGTCTGATGGAAACTGGAATGTTCGCTACTGGGTTGCACGAAACCCGAATACATCCATAAAAATTCTAGAACTCTTGGCGACTGATGAAGATTATATTGTTCGATCATGGGTTCCACACCATCCAAATAGAACAAAAATTATAGAAAGGCTAGTTCTCATGACAGACTACAAACTGTCCACTGCCGCCAACTAAACCAACCAATCACCAACTAAACTACGTCTAGTTGATCGTTCTTTTGTCATGCAAATCACTTCTGATATTCTCAACAAGCCGTCCATCAAAAAGCATTATGGTCAAAAGATTGTTTCGGGTTATCCTGAGGCCCTGATTGATTTTGAAAAGACGGTTTTTACCAAAAATATCGAGACTCTTAAAAAAATTTGGCCGTATCTCTCTTTTGATCTGATCCTTAATAATATTGATTGGCTTGAGATCCTGCCACTGAACCTTACTGATACTCATAATGATTGGCTGATCCAAAATATCAAGCCCCAATCATTCCTTAATATGATCAACCAGCACTACACCAAAGTTGGTTGTATTTCTATTTCTACTTTTATCAAAGACACATTTGAGCAGCTTGAAAAACTAATCAAACAGAAGGTAACAGTAGATCCCCCTAAAAGGTGGAGGTTGATTGATTTTCATGATCACGTTTCTTATCTTTATCTAAAGAACAATACCAAAAACAATAAACTTCAGACAATTATTGATCCTTATAAAAAGGAAGGTTATCTACTGTCCCAGCCAAAAGAGTCCATTGAGATCATTATCTGGGGTAAAAAGGTAAAGAATTGTGTGGCATCTTATGAGGAGCGAATTGGCGAATCTATCTGGATTTTCTTTATTGAAAAGGACGGGGTTCCTCTTTATACTGTAGAAACTGATATGGAACATTATCACATCAAACAGATTGTTTCTCAATGTAATGGTTCTGTTGATCAGGCCGGTAGAGATTTTGCCCAGGCCCTTATTATGAAGGCGGTTGGTAAGAAGTGAATATTATTATGGGGTATAATCGAAAAGCAATTGACGCACAAGATCCAAACACATCATCAAAAACCCTAGAAATTCTGGCAACTGATAAAAATGATTATGTTCGCGCCCACGTTGCAGAAAACCCGAATACTCCACAAAACACCCTAGAACTTCTGGCGACTGATAAAGATTCTGATATTCGCTACAAGGTTGCACGAAACCCAAACACCCCACCAGAATCCCTAAAACTCCTTGCAACTGATAAAGATTCTGATATTCGCTACTGTGTTGCACGAAACCCAAACATGCCACAAGAATCCCTAGAACTCCTTGCAACTGATAAAGATTATCGTGTTCGCTATTGGGTTGCAAAAAACCCAAACACGCCACAAGAATCCCTAGAACTCCTTGCAACTGATAAAGATTCTAGTGTTCGCGCCTGTGCTGCAAACAACTCAAACATCACACCAGAAACTCTCCAACAACTAGCGACTGATATGAGTTGTTTTGTTCGTGATATTGTTGCACAAAACCCAAACCGAACCGAACTTATCGAAAGACTGGTTCTTATGACAAATTATCAACTGGCACAGGCCGCCGACCCAACCACATAATCCTCGCCTATTATTATCAAGTAATCGAAATCAACACCATGCTCACCGAAATCGAACAAAAAAAAATCTGGGTTGTTGGCAGCATCGAAAAATTGGCCGCACTTGGGTATTTTAAGAATGTTTCTCTTAAGGTAGAAGAGGATTTTATTGAGGAATATTGGCGAATCGACGACAATCGCCATGAAATTATGGATAGTGGCGAGGAAACCTTCAAGATTATCCTAGAACTTTATCCAGAATTGTGTTTGGATGAAGTCACTGAAGTTTTTGATCTCCTGGCCGCTTTTAAGAATAGTCGAACCAAGGTGTTTGTCCGGGGGATGCAGAAGATCTGTTTGGTGTAAATAGTTCTAAAACATTAAAACAATGAACACTCCCAATTGGCAACACAACTCTCAAAAAAAGAAGAAAACCAGAGGAATTTCTAAGGGTAAGATTAAGGCCCGGAAACAGGTTCTTAAGTCTCTTAAGTCGAAGTTTATGTGACACTATGAATCATCCCAAAACAGAGGCCGGTCTAAGAGCCAGAATTAAGGCTCTAACAACTCTTATGAGAACTGAAAGAGAAGAGAGGAAAAGAGAAAGAAAAGAGAGCGAGAACTATTACTATCCAAACTATCCGAACTTTACAATGATTAAATTTCTGCGTTCATTATTCTCAAGAACTCGCCCAGAAACTGATGAGAAAGCCTTGATTTTAATTGAGTTGACATGTAGTACTGAGTGGTGGAGTAAAGTAGAGAAAATGGCCGAAGAATGTGAATCCTCTCCGGCTAGAATTATCGACGCTGCTGTTAATTTATTGGATCAAGAGCTACGCGAAATAGACTCTAGCGCCTGACTAGACCTACCAATTCTCTTTTATAATTATCCCAGTTCAACCAACTCATTATGGAATTGACTAAAAGGTATCTTTGGAAAAATCTTTCTGAAGACGGTTTAATTAAAGATCCTATGCACCCTTGGGGAGAATGTTTTTTTAACCAGTGGGGCTATAAGACAAAAGAGGAAGCAATCGCAGAATTTCAGCGTCTTATGGATATTGGTCTAAACCCACCGACCTGTATTCTTATTGAAGAATACTCCCGTTTTTCAAACTAATTAAAATTATGAATTTTGAACTCCATTTGATCAGTTTTCCTAATTACGCTGAACTGATTGTAACCGGATCTAATTTTTCCATTGAGTCTGGCCCTCTTAATGAACAAGAACAAATTGAACTGGCCAAACAATTGAGAGAAATCGCTGATCAATTGTATGTGGAAAAAACTGTGTGACACCTGATTAACTGGCACAAGGGACCTACCACGGGTCCCTTTTTCTCTTTATAATACAAGAGTCAACCGCAATCAGCCAATGGCCCGATCTTTCTGTCTTGCATCTGATCTTGAGACCAAAGAAATTGTTTGGTCCTGTTTCAATAATTGTTGCCAAATGATCCAGAACAATCAGCCGGTTGTTCTTTCGGCTGCCGCAATTGCCAACCATTTTGCTACTCGCTATTCTTGAGGTTTTATGTTTTACTTTTTTCCTGATAAAGAGACTTTGCAAAAAGGATCTGCAGCAGAAAACCCTAGCACGAAACCGGAAACGCTAGAACAACTAGCGAGCGATGAACATCCTTATGTTCGCCGTTGCGTTGCAAGAAACCCTAACACATCACAAAAAGTGTTACAACTCTTGGCGTGTGATGGAGATTGGGTAGTTCGCAATTATGTTGCCGAAAACCCGAACAAAAACTATGTTATCGAAAGACTTCTCGATATGACGGAAAAGGTTTGTGGAAACAAAGAAACTCCTATTGAATCTTTTGATACCTTTGAGTTTTATACATTCTTGAACGTGGCTAGTGTGGAAGAACTAGAAGGCAATTATCTTAAACCAGAAACCCTGACCCAAATTCTTACAACAAAATGACAAACATCTTTGCTATTCGCTATTCTTGAGGCTCTCATGAAAAAAACAACCATTAACATTACAGACGAACTTCTTAATTTGGATGAAAATGATCCAAATTATCCTGAAAAAAGAATGAGGCTGATGGTTCAATATCTGCAAAGATATATGAAAACCTATGATCAACAAGTTGGTTATGAGAATTACCAGGATTCTACTTTTATTGATGACGTTTTGTATGGTCTAGGAGTTGCACTGAATCCCAAAGAACATCAATTTGCTAATGGTTTCGATGTGTGGAAGAAGAAACTTATTGATCACATTAACTCGACATTGCGGCAGGATCTCAAACCACTATTCTAATTACTCATAAATGACAAACATCATTCCTATCCGCATGATTAACACCAACGAACTGGATCACGAAATTCTGATGAACTCGGCCCAATCATGGATGAATCATTATAATTTTCTCCTTTCCCTTTCTATCTGGGATGACCAACAGCGTAGGGCATTTCAGGGTGAGTTTAATTTCAATAAGGTTTATGATGTTTGATTATGAATTACCAACAAAAAGAGACCGCTGCAAACAACTCAAACACCACACCAGAAACTCTCCAACAACTAGCGACTGATAAAGATTCTTATGTTCGCTACAAGGTTGCACGAAACCCAAACACCCCACCAGAAACTCTCCAACAACTAGCGACTGATAAAGATTCTTATGTTCGCTACGCCGTTGCACGAAACCCAAACACACCACAAGAAACCCTACAACTCCTTGCAACAGATAAATATTCTAGTGTTCGCTACTGGGTTGCACAAGATCCAAACACGCCACCAGAAACCCTAGAAATTCTGGCGACTGATAAAGATTTTGGTGTTCGCTACGCCGTTGCACAAAACCCAAACACACCACAAGAAACCCTACAACTCCTTGCAACAGATAAATATTCTAGTGTTCGCTACTGGGTTGCACAAAACCCAAACCGAACCGAACTTATAGAGAGGCTGGTTCTTATGACCAACCACAAACAGGACCAATGAATAATAAACAGAAGGGCAAGGCATCAAAAAATCTAAAAACGCCACCAGAAATTCTACATCAATTAGCAATTGATGCGGCCCCTTGGATTCGTTACCAAGCAGCCCAAAATCCAAACACTTCAATAAAAACCCTAGAAATCTTGGCGGTTGATAAATGTCAACATGTCCGCCATAATGTTTTATTAAATCCAAATAAAACACAACTCATTGAAAGACTACCAATAAGCAACACTTATCAGTCAGACCCACCATAGGCCCCACCAACCTGCTACAATAATCTCAGTTAAGGGAAACCCCTAATGCAACTCTCACCCCAACAGACCACCGCTGTTACCGCTGTTGCCACCACTAACCAGTCTATTGTCCTAGAAGCGGTTGCGGGTAGTGGAAAAACAACCACTCTTATTGAAATGCTTAAGGCCGCCGAAGGGACCGTTGCTTTTTGTGCATTCAATAAGGCGATTGCCCAGGAGATTGATTATAAGGTTTCCAAGAAAAATCTAGGGGATAAAGTAAAGGTAGGTACGGTTCATTCTTACGGATTTGGCGCAATCCGCCGCTCTATTTCTCGCGTAAAAGTAGACGGAAATAAACTGCGCAATCTGGCCCAAGACGAGTTTAATGGAGAATGGTTTAATCTCCGTCAATTTGTTACATCTGCCGTGGCAATGGCCAAAGAAGTCGGCATTGCCGCATGTGTGGATGATGATAAAGAACAGTGGGAGCAAATGATCAATCATTATGATCTGTGGGATAATCTCCCTACGAATTATAGCGAAGAAACCGCGATTGATGCGGCCCAGTATCTCCTGAAGGCCAGCAATAACCTCAGGCAGATTATTGATTTTTCTGACATGATCTATATGCCGATTCTCAACAAAATGAAGATTTGGCAGTATGATAACATTTTTCTCGATGAGGCCCAGGATACTAATGGCCCTAGAAGGGAATTGGTCAAGATGATGCTAAAGCCTAATGGCAGACTTATTGCTGTTGGAGATCCCCACCAGGCAATTTATGGCTTTACCGGTGCTGATCACCAGGCCCTGGATAATATCAAACAAGAATTTAAGGCAGTTACAATGCCTCTTTCTGTTACATTCCGCTGCCCTAAAAAGGTTGTAGAAGTGGCCAATCGTTGGGTTTCACATATCGAGGCCGCAGAAACCGCCCCACAGGGTATTGTTGATTCTTGTGAACTGCAAGATGTTTATAAACTTGCATCCAAGGATGATGCAGTTATTTGTAGAAATACCAAACCACTTGTGGAGCTTGCCTATTCCCTTATCCGCAGATCTATTCCTTGTAAGGTAGAAGGAAGAGCAATTGGTGAGGGTCTGGTTAAACTTGCCCAACGTTGGAAAGTTAAAACCTGCGCCCAACTTCAAGATAAACTTGAACAGTGGAAAGAAAAGGAAATCATAAAGTATCAAGAAAAGGGTAATGATACCAAATGCCAAATTATCGAAGATCAGGTAGAAACCCTAATGGTGTTTATATCTGAATGCAGATTTGATGATTCTATTTCTACTTTGGTGGAAAAAATCCGGTCTCTCTTCAATGATACCGAGGGCCAACAAAAAGCCCTTACTCTTTCTACTATTCATAAGTCCAAGGGAAGAGAATGGAATCGGGTATTTGCCCTGGGTATGGATACTTATTCTCCTAGCAAGTGGGCAAAAAAAGTATGGGAATTGACCCAGGAAGATAACCTGTGCTATGTGCAAGTAACCAGGGCCAAGAATCATCTAACGATGGTAAATGTTCCAGAGAAGGTGAAGTGACCATGATCTCAAATCTTTATGACAAATTACCTTCAATCATCTGATGAATAATTCTCCGCAGGCCTTTACGAGTACAATATTCGTCCAACAATTCCTCAATGATTTCTTCTAAGAATCCATAAGAGTCTGATACTGGCAGACCTTATGGTGTTCACTTTTTAAACTGACACATTCCATACCCACTGACCCATCAAGTCCATTATCATAACAAGGTAATCAAGCAAATCAAATGACTTCTCACGAACTCGCTCAAAGACTTCTGAAACTTCCCAATCTCGATGTTATGGTTGAAGAAACCTGTGGATGTCTTCTAGAAGTATCAAGTACGTTTTCTCGTGAAATCAATGAATTTGATGAGGAAATGTGCGGTGATGCCGAAGGCCGAGTTGGAGAGGAAGTCATTGTAATCGCTATCGGATCGTGACAAAATGAGCAATCCTATTAAAATGACTTTGGCCGAATTGCTTGAATGTAATCCACTCGATGTTGCAAAATGGGCAATTAGAGAAGGCGACAAACTGTGCGCCTGGCAAGAGTCCACTGAAAAAGATCAAATTTCTGTTTTTTATAAAAGAGAAAGGGCACAAAGAGAGGCTCAATTCAGGGCCAACAAATATAAAACTAAAATATTGTTGTATGAACTTTCCTTTTATGTAAATGGGGGACATATATTTGGGAGACGAAGAGATATTCCTCTTTGGCTTCCGGTTATGAGTTATTGTTCAGAATCTGATGAATAATTCTTTTTAATCCTTTCTGGTTACTATAATCATCAATTAGTTGGTCTAGGATACCATTAATAAAATCAAATTCATTACTTATGGATAATCCTTTTATTTGGGCAGCAGTATAAAGAATCTTCAACTTTTCGATAATATTATCTGAAACAAGAAGTTCTCTTTCGGCCTGTTGTATGACTTTTTTTCTTCGACCCGGTTTGCTTCTTTTTTCACCACCATCTTTTCTGACTCCCCCGGCCTTATGTCCGTCTCTAAAGACTTTTTTTTCTATGGTGGTTATGTTATGAATAGAATTGTCTGCCCTATTTTCTGTTTTATGAACAATATATCTTTTCCGTAGATGTTTTGGAATAAAGGCCTTGGCAACGATTATGTGGACGTTTAGGCATCTTTTGATTCCAGATTTACCACATAACATTACTTTTTTGTATTGGGTTCTTGTGCCAGACCAATAGGTTCCCATTTTCCTTAGGCCACGATTCTTTTGTTTATTAGAGTAAATGTTACCATCAATATCTACAAAATATCCACTAAAGTCTTCTAGGCCCTCAATTGTAGAAATTTCTTTCATTTTAGGTGTCTAATAAACCTCTAGAAGGTATTTAGATTATATGACGGTTTATTTTTTATAGGAATAAATGCCTATTTTGGGATTTTGGATAGTATCCAAAAGTATCCTTATGTTTTTGTGATTATGTTTATAAGAATTTTATTGGGAATTTTTTATTGTTTATTCTGGATTTTATGAATTTTTTTAGGTTTTATGTAAAATTTTTTAGATCTTATAAGAATTTTTGTTGTTTTTTATAAGAATTTTTGTTGTTTTTTATAAGAATTTTTGTTGTTTTTATAAGAATTTTTGTTGTTTTTATAAGAATTTTTGTTGTTTTTATAAGAATTTTTGTTGTTTTTATAAGAATTTTTGTTGTTTTTATAAGAATTTTTGTTGTTTTTTATGTAGCATTATTGGCCCGCAAAATATAAACAAAACATAAAGACTTTATAAAAAACAGAAAACCCCATAAAACCCCACAACAACCCATAAACGTATAATTCCACCAGAGGCTCCTAGGAGGCCCAGGAAGGCCCCTCTAAAACCCTAAACGGTTTCTGATACGTCAGAGCAAATTAAAGGCCTTCTAGGTGCCTTATCCAATTCCATAACTGTCCACCATTTCAACAATTTTTCCATAAGGGTGCTATCTTATAAAGGTGGTCGAGAGATCACATTCTATCGTTATTGCTAGATAAGGAAATTCTTTATGAGTTTCCTTTTTATTCGTAGGATAGCAAAGTTGGACCAATGCGCCCACCTTACGGCATCAACGGTTTGTTTAAAAGAGTTCAACTCTCTTTATACCGAGTAAGTGGGAGATCGCGGGATCGTAGCCCGCTCCTACGATTTTAAGAACATAAAATACTAAATAATACAGTGAACAAATTGTTATTGTAATAAAGATCCCATAAAACCTCGGTTTCGGGCAAGTCTCCAAAGCAATTAACAATTATCTTTCGTTTATTTTGAACCTCTTAGTTGCTCCTACGGGATAAAGCATTAAAGTTCATAAGAAACAAAGAGCGTATTATTTCAATTGAATAACAGGTTAGCCCCAGTTCTCAAAAATGAGAAACCTTTAGGGGTATTTTCAGTATGGGTGGACAGTTTATAAAGTGTCATAAGTACCTAACCAGACCTACCTAATTCTGTTTAAGATTAGATCAGTTCAGTATTTTTCTTATGCTTGGCATTAATTATTATGAGATCCTTCGGTCCGATGCAATAGATCCAAAAACACCAGTAGAAGAACTAGAGAAACTGGCGAACAGTGAATTTTATAATATCCGGTATTATGTTGCACAAAACCCTAATGTTACAGTAGAGATTCTGGAAAAATTGAGTAAAGATTATTGGCAAGTTGTTTATGCTGTTGCGTCAAATCCCACTGTAACTGACGAAATCCTAAGGAAATTAGTTCAACATAATAATTCTATTGTTCGTAAGAAAGCGGCCGAACATCCTAATGCCTCAGAGATAACAAAAAGACTTTATCTTATGACAATTGCTAGAGTGTCATAAGGTAGGTTGACTTTTTGAGATAAAGGGTCTAGGATCGGTTTGTCGGTTTGATGAATATGTTCTAGTTTAATTAGATACTAATAAGGAAATAAAAGTAGATTATAACCCTACGGGTTATGTTTTCCCTACGGGAAAACTAATTAGGTTTTTATAATAATTGGTATAATTTTATTGCGTTACCAATTAGTTAATTGCGTTACTAATTGGTTAATTGAGTTACCAGTTAATTTTATAAAAACCTAATATAATTGCGTTACTAATTAAATTAACTGGTAACTCAATTAAATTAACTGGTAACTCAATTATGGATTATAATAAATCACAAAAAGGTCAAAAAGGATTCATAAAAAAGTATAAAAGTCTAGGAGAATTAAAACAGATAAGAGTACCAGTATCATTAGAATCTGATATTAAGACAATTTTAGAACTACTTGAAACTATAGCCAGGAGAGAAAATAGTATGGTAAGAGTAAATAAAATTGTAAGTAAAATAATAACCGGATTAAATGATATTGCTAACGAGTAATTATATTATTATAAGTACGCAGGGTCAGTGACCTATTTTTTGTAATGAAGGATCTCGCCTCTAATTAGATTTTAGTTCAGACTTTCAAGGTGGTTTCTTTCAACTGAGTTTATTCTAGCATGTTTTTATGGGATTTGGTATTAGTGTTGCTTATCTGTCACATAAAAGTTCTTTATCGTTTAATGGTTGACCAGTCGGACTAAATCGGTTATTGTTTGGAAGTCGTTAAGGGATTGCTCCCATGACCCAGGTTTCGCTTACTCTGGTTTCGGGAAACGGTAAGACTGGACCTATTCCAGTTTCCACAAGTGAGCGGGCTACGTGTCCTGTAACCTGCCCATTTTATGATAAAGGTTGTTATGCTAAGTATGGGCCGCAAAATATTCACTGGAATAAAGTCTCCAGGGCTGAACGTGGTTTTGATTGGCAGGAGTTTGTTAAGCAAATTGCGCGGCTCCCTAAAAATCAATTGTGGCGTCACAATGCGTCGGGTGATTTACCCCATAATGAAGGAAACATTGATTATATCAAATTGCGTAAACTAATCGACGGAAATAAAGGTCGTCGTGGTTTCACTTACACTCATCACGTATTGAATGAGCACAATCGTATCTGTATTGAGAATGCAAATTATCGTGGATTTACGATCAATGCTTCTACTGAATCGGTGGAAGTTGCTGATAAAGTAATGACCGAGCACGGTATTCCTGCCGTTGCCGTTGTTCCTTCTGACAAGACGGATAGATTTTATAAGACAGAATCAGGTAGGAAAGTTATCACCTGCCCTGCAACAATTCATGATAACGTAAATTGTGCTACTTGTGGTCTTTGTGCTAACGCTGACCGTGAGTTTATTATTGCTTTTCCTGCTCATGGTGTAGCAAAGAAAACAGTAAATGGGATTGTGGGGTGACAGTATAAAAACCGGCACAAGGGGATCATAATTGGTCCCCATCTTACCCTATAATGTAAAGGTCAACCGGATTCTCTCCCATGGCACAATTTAAGATCGCCAAACTGAATAATGAAAACCAGTGGGACATTTTGGAAGTTTTCAATACTTATGATGAGGCGGATGATAAGTTAGATTTTTATACCGATAAGTTTCCTTTTGCGTATGTAGATATTATTGAACCAGTCTGATAATTGTCCCTGGGTTTCTTATACCCAGGGTTTTTTAGTTTTTTATAGTATTATTAACTTGCAGGATAAGTTTCCCGTTTTATGTCATCACGCCCTTGCGTTAGTTAGATTTTGGTTCAAACTTTCAAGGTTTTTCTCCCTTGGTATGAACATAGTCTAGCAGGTTTTTATGGGATTTGGTATTAGGGTTGCTTATCTGTCACATAAAATCCTCTTATCGTTTAATGGTTGCAGTGGGGTGATGGATCTGTTATTGTATGGGAGTCAACCGGCCACCAGATCATGAAAAAGTATTCTCTGGTTATTAAAGAGCACGAAGAATACGGCGGACTAGGTATAGTTGTAGATACTGGTCGTGATTATTTTGAGCCAGGAATAGATGGGCTAGTTGTTGCCCATGACATTTTAGAGCATACAGTAAAGCCACATAAGTGTGGTTATACTGATGAGCTTATGGCGATTGGTGGTTATATTGCCGGAAGGGTTCAGGTTGGATATAATTCTCGTGATTATAGATCAGCCTCGATTGATAATGTAAGTAGTGATATTCAGTCTTTACTTATTGCCTCATTATATGGTGATGATTATGATTTTATAAAAATTGATAAGTGTAAATCATACTTGCAAGATCAGTGGATTATGGATAAACTCAGAAAAAATGTAAAGGAAGGCATAATCGAGGCCTTGGATGAATGGTCTGATGGTGAATATGGTGAGAAAGAATTGGCCGATTATGATATTGATTCCATCGTTGGATGGATCTGCAAAGGTTATCAGATGTTTAAGAAAAGATTTTCTAATATGTATTCTTATGATCATTTGTTTACATCTATTCGTAAGGCGGCAGATAATTTCCTTAGTAATGGAATTGAGGGACAAACTGCTACGTTACATGTTGATTTTTCTTCATGTAACGTATACATAAGAGGCGAAGATGACTGGGATTATTAAACAATAGACAGTTCAACAACTGGCACAAGGGGATCCTAACCGGTCCCCATTTCACCCTATACTAAGCAAGTCAACCAGACACCAATCATGCAAACCACCATCCACCACACTGATAACGAAGGATCCACCCCGGTTTGGATCACTCGGTTTTCACAATCCGATTGTGATGAGTATAATGAGGCCGAAGGATTGCGTGAAACATCTGGTGATACTTTGTATGAGCCAGGTTACTATTGGGCCGTTTGTTTTCCTGGTTGTATGCCAGACTCTGACTTTCATGGTCCATTTGTGTCAGAATCTGAGGCCGAATCTGATGCTAATGAGACACTGAATTACTGACAATTCGTATAAAAGAGTTAGTTAATTCTAACTCTTTTTTGTTGTTTATTATAGTATTATTAAAGTGCAGGATAAGTGTCTCGTTTTATGTTATTGCGGCCCTCCGCTTCTTTTCTTTTGTTGAATACAGTCTACCATAGCCCACGGAGATTTGAGATTAGTGTTGCTTATCTGTTACATAAAATTGTCTTATCGTTAAATGCTTGACCTGTCCGGGTGATCCATGTATTCTATGGAAGTCGTCATGGATCACCCCATGTCCCCTGATTTCTCTAATCTTTCCCCCGATCAACTGGCCGCTCTTATTGAGCTTCTCCAGAATCAGAAAAATGTAACTGAGGAAAAAGTTAATTTTTCTACTGAAGTAGAAAAAGTTAGGGTAGAACGGATCAATGAACAGCTGAACAAAATTGAGTATAAACTCTCATTTTATGAGAGTGTTAATGCAGCGTTTGAAGTTGCATTAACCCAAGTAACAAATAACGCGGAAGAATCCCGTTGGATTGTATCCAAGCTGGATCTTTGCCGCCAGATCCAAGACTTTAGGCATTTCACTAAGGTTTATCGTAAGTATGCGAAAACCGATATTAAGTTTGAGGAAATGCTCAAATGTTTGGCTGCCGTGTATAGGTTGAAGCTGAATAATTATAATAGTGTCGTTGGTAAGTATCGGGACCGGGCTATTGTTCGGCGGGAGATTCGCTGTCCTTATTGTGGAGAAATGGCCAAAAAGTTGGTCGAGTTTCTTGCAATCCGTGGCATTAAGTGGGAGGATTGATTATAGAAATTATACAGGGGAGGTTATACCTCTCCCTTTTTTATTGTTTATAGTTTATTACAAAAGTGCAGGATAAGTGTCCAGTTTTATATTATTGCGGCCCTCCGCTTCTTTTCTTTTGTTGTTTATAGCATAGCACCAGTGAACCATAGTGTCAAGGGAATTTAGATAAGTGTATTTTATCAGACCCATAAGCACGGCTGATCGTTAAAGCTCGCCAGTGGCATCCAAACCTGCTACAATTAACGAGTCAACCAAGGGAACGCCTCCCATGACCAAGATCACCGGCCAGGCTCTGCTTCAGCACCGCACCAATTGTCTCGCGCAAGGTATGACAGCGGGTGAGATTGTGCGCTCCGCTGGTTACATTGGCCAGCGTAAGGATGGCAGCGAGCGGCTACAATTCACCGAGTATTATGAGAATGTTCTCATTGCCAAAGGTGAAATGTTCCGCATTAAAATAGACGTTGCGGAGTTTACTCCCCAGGGTCTGCAGCCAGTGTGGGGATATTCGTTCACTACATGTAACAAAAACCACCAGAGTATTGCCCGTAAAGTGCGGGAACTGACGCAACTTACCAATGTTAAATGTAATCGAACTGTCAAAGATGGGGTGATTCGTTTACAGCCCAAGGGAACGAATGAGATAATCGCTTATACTTTACCTGCATGAGTTAGTAACAATCAGTGGCCCTGGAGTTCTTATACCTGGGGTCACAACGATTTAGTATAAAATTAAACCGTATTTTTTCGTTATTTTTTATATCGTATAAAAGTGCAGGATAAGTTTCCCGTTTTATGTTATTGCGGCCTTCCGCTCGTTTTCTTTTGTTGTTTATAGTATAGGACACGTTGGCTCATCAGACTGTATCCTGTGATACCAGATCAGCAACGCTTATCAGTCGGCTTTAGGCTCGCAGGATGGGTCCTGATGCTGTAGGATATGGGAGCAGTCAACCAAAGGGAGCAATCCTATGGCCAGCCTCACAATCAAGACCAATAACCGCTCACGCCACCTATTCTATGCTTGCGAGGTTTCCTACACTGAAAGGGAGCAATTCCGCAAAGAGTTTGACTGGATGAGTGAGGAAGAGTACCATCGGGCGATGTTCTTTAAGTACCGGGGAGAGTATTATGCTCTGGCCCAATTCATCAGATGTGAGGGTGATCTACTTGCCAAAGGTTGGCAGGGTCAACTAGGCGAAACTGCCTGGAGTTCGCTGTTAGTTAAGATCGTTGATTCTCACCAGTCCGTTATAGTTGGGCGGGCCTACTGCTGATGTAACTAACCAGCCCTGGGTTTCTTATACCTGGGGTCTTTCTTTATTCTTTATATTTTATTATTTTATGGCAGATTAAGTGTCTTGTTTTATATCATTGCGCCGCCCGCGCTCCCCTTGATTGCTGAAGCAATCCTAGAACGGATCAGGCCAGCCGACTGTATCGGGCGATACCAAACGGCCAATCCGAACGATCAGCAGGGCTTATGAGACGGATCCTGGAAACGGTATCGGTTGCTACAGAATGGTGAGCCGAAACGTGGGATTATATAAGGGTCAAAGCAACGGAGCCAATCCGATGACAACTGCCACCCCCCGATCCATGGCCGACCTTACCGCCGAACAAGTCGCGCCGAACTGGCAGAGCCACTCTCACCGTGACGCTGACCGTAACAGCGACTACCGATCAACTTTAGTAGATTTTGCCTGCGTTATTGGCAATAAAGAATTATTGCAAGTTGCCAATAATGCTCTAGCAAACATCAAGTCTATTGATGCCCAGATAGACTCGGAGCGTATTGCTTGCTCTGATTATAGGCGACAGTTCGTGAAAACATATAATTATTGCCGGGAATTATTGATTACTCGTAAGTGTCAGAAACGTTACCGGGGTGAGCTATTGGAACTGCTGGACTTTATCTCTGGCGTTAGAAACAACGACTGATCAATCGTCCTGGCCCACGACATTAAACTGGGCCAAACTTCCCACCTTTTCTTTAGAACAATGCGCACCGAATCCATCCAGTATCAGATCCCTACTCGCTGGCTGCCGGGGTTGATCAACCACGATTATTCTGGCCTTGAATCTAAAGAATCGGCCCAACTTAGTGCATTTGCGCAAGGTGAGATTGGAGGGATGCGTAAGCAAGGTCGCAATCTTATCGGCATTGATTGTAGCGATGAATCGTATTTTATGTCGTTTCATGATGGCGTACCTTATGGATGTCTCCCTTGTGACGTTACAGATTGCGTCATGACATTCCGCATTGATTGACATCAGGGGAGGCGCAATCCTCCCCACTACAGTATCACGAACTCACCCCAACATTTAGTGAGTTCGTGATATTATTACAGTTTGTAACAGACAGTTGACAGTAGGCCCGCCCCATGTTATGATCCCGGCCTGGGCCTAATCCATAAAATTCAAAGCCTTTTAAAATAAAAACCCAATTCCCCACCCATTATCCCATAATTACATAAAACCCCCATTTTCCACCAAAAACCCGAATCAATTTACCTTTTATAAAAAAAATTCCGCCGGGTAAAAAATCCCCAAAACCCCCTCTCATAATTACATAAACCACCAAAAACCCGAATCAATTTACCTTTTATAAAAAAAATTCCGCCGGGTAAAAATCGCCCAAACCCCCCTTTATAAATACACGGCTCATAAAAATGATGCGACACCAACCTACTTAATGGAGATTATTAAAAATGCCAAAAGGTTTCACCGTAAAAGCAAAATCAAATAAAGAAGAAGATTTCAGAACCCTGGAGACGATTATTCAGAGTTCCCAGAATAGAGAAGAAGTAGAAGAGGCCAAACAAAAACTTGGTGCATATTATCAGAAAGTAAAAGATAAAATGCGTGGTAAAAAAATCGTTTTCTGTTTACCCGGTAGAAGTTGTTCTTATACGTTCTTAAAGAATTTTGTACAATTATGTTTTGATATGGTACAAAATGGAATGAGTATCCAGATTTCCCAGGATTATTCTTCCATGGTAAACTTTGCTCGTTGTAAGGTTCTTGGGGCAAATGTTACTCAAGGACCATGGCAGGATCCCTGGCAAGGGAAACTAGATTATGATTGGCAATTATGGATCGATAATGATATTGTTTTTAATACCGAGAAATTCTGGCAATTATGTGATCTGGCCGTAAAGGATGTTGCCGAAGAAAAGGAATTTGATAAGGAAGAATATCCTTTATGGGATGTAAGTACCGAAGAATTATCGGACATGCATAAATCAGACTTTAATGTGCGTAAGGAGAGGATTCGTCGTCTAAACATTAATGTTAACCCAATTGTTAGTGGTTTTTATATAACCGAAGATCGTAAAACAACTTCTTGTGCTCATTGGTTAGAGGCCGATGATTTTCTAAAGAATGGCGGTGTTATGAATCACGAAACCATTGAAAGCATCAGTAAGCGTAATAAGCCGTTTTCTGTTGACTATATCGGTGGTGGTTGGATGATGATAGCAAAGGGGGTTTTTGAAAATATGGAGTACCCTTGGTGGGGGCCACAATTACAGAAGTTTGAAAATGGAATTCAAGACTTTTGTGGGGAAGACGTTTCATTCTGTTTAGATGCAAAACGTCTTGGGATGGATATTATTGTCGATCCGAGAATTCGGGTCGGCCATGAAAAAATGTCTGTTATTTAAAAGGTATGATAAATATCCTATATAAAAACCGAATAATTTACAATCATATTCAAGAAGAGGATATTAATAAAATTCTTCTTGAATTAGCCCTAGATGAAGACATTGACGAAAACGAAATTGAAATTGAGGAAATTTAAATGAAAGCCAAAAAAACACAAGAAATTAATCCGGTCCAGAAAAAGAGCCGTCAAGGAAATGGAAGAAACACTAAATACGCCGCAACAGCAAGAAACGGGGCCAGGAAAAAATCTCGCGGCCAGGGTAAGGGCTGATATCGAAAACTGGATCAAAGAGGTCTCCGTGGTTCGCCCTGAACTCGGGGGCTTTTCTATATGTCCCTTTGCCAAAAAGGCCAATTATGAGATCCTAGAAATAGATATTGATAAAATTTATCCAATAGACGGTCTTGACGTTGTGATCTATGTTGTTAATGAAGATGATCTAGAAGCAATCAATTGGTGGGTTGACTTCTATAATAACAAATATAAGGACTGGTTATTCTTTGAGGACTGTGCGACTTATGATACCTTTATTGGTGTGGTCCAGACCAATAATGGAAAGTATAATCTGATTTTGGGTCAGCCAAAAGAAAAATTGATGAAGTTTAGAGAAATTTTGAAAAAGACCGAATATTATTCCTATTGGTCAGACGATTATTATAAAGAGATTGTTGGAGACTAATCTTCCCAATCATCATATTCTCTATCTCTTACACCGTCCCAATTAGTATCCCACTTCGCATTAGTCGGATCTTTTGGTTTTAATCTAGTCCTGCCTTTGGCTCTCTGTTTCGGTGAAGGTTCCCTCCCTACAGTTGCAAATTGATTGTTGTCAGAATCGGTATCTCCAAAACCGGCTCGTTTATAAATGCTTTTTCTTCTCTCTCCAACTGGCGTATTATGTACTGTAGTTCCGGTTGGCAGTCTATGGGAAACATGCTTATCCCAGACTCTTTTTGCGTCTCTGGCCGTTCTGAATTTTTCTTTGGGTGTCAACCCAGATCTATTTTTATTATGACCCCATTCAACAGTATGCACGTCATCCTGGTCACTTTCTTCTGGCTTATAAACGTGATAAGTAACACCGGATTTTTTATGATGTACACTCATTCCAGAATCATCTTTGTCTATTTTAATTTTATCCTTGTCCTTATGAGATATATTTGTGTTTAGATTTGGATTATCGGCCCCGTGTTTAACCTTTGTTTGGGTAACATCATATTGTTTGGCCCAGCGTTCTTGGTTTTTAGGAGACTGAGTTGCTACTGTTCTGGCCCGTTGCCTACTTTTATCAGTGGCTTTTTGCACTGGGGTTTTACCAGAAGGAAGTTTTTCTTCAGGCTCATAATACCTTTCTAGGATAACAACTGATTCTTGGATAAACTCCTTATAAGTCTTCATTAAGATATTTTTTGTTCTTTAGTATTTATTATTTTTTAGGCGACCTTATAAAAGTGTCTCTTGTGCTAAAATCTTTATTTTTTCCTTTATTTGGCTCATAACCATGAGACTTATAAAATTTGGCTAATTTGGCCTTTTTTCCTTTTTCTGGGGCCTGATTAAGGGTAGAGGTCATATCATTTTTGTCAGCATAATTACCCAGGCCCTTCATAATTCTTCCACCAATTCCTTGGCTTCTTAGATGTGGTGGGATCCAAATATTATTTACTCTGATTCGATTGGACTTTTGATCATAAGATGCATCGACGTTTACCCCTCTATGTTTTTTACCATAGGCCTTGGAAATTTTGTCTAATACTTGTTGTGATTCGGTTATAAACTGCTTATAGGTTTTCATTTTCTTTTTGGTGAAGTCCTGGTTCTTTTTGATTTATTAGCTGCTCTTATTGTTGGTTGAGGATTACGATCAATTGATTTATTTGCAACATCTTTATCAACCATAATATAAGATCCTTTGGGGGCGCCTGGTTTAGGTGTAAATCCTCCATGAGCATTTGGAACTTTTACTATTTTTTCTCCTTTTTTGAATGCAGACTTTGCTTGATCTACTGCACTTGTTGGTTTATTTTTATTTGTGGCTAAATCTTCTTTGGACGAACTTGCGACCCATTTTTTAATATTTTTACCAAAATCTCTTGGGGAATCTGTTTTAGTTATTTTTGGATTAACAATTTTTAAATTTACTCTAGAATAACCATAATCATTACCAACTCTAGAAGATGGTGTTGTATATACTATTCCTTTTCTATTATCTGGATGATAAGTTCCAGTGGATGGGGAATCTTTAAATCCAGATGATAAAATTGAATCTCGGCTTTGGTTATTTGTATAATGAGCCGTTCTGAGTACTCGTAGTTTTCTTGTTGCCTCGTCCAAAAACTCTTTATAAGTCTTCATTTCAATCCTTTTTTCTTTTTAACCCCACGAGCCTGGTTATGTTTATCTCTATGATCCTCCTTAGAATCTAGATAATCTTTATATTCCGCATCCCATCTAGAGGATGGATTATCCTCTCTATGATTTTTTTTGTGATATTCTTTATAATCTTCTGGGTTAAATTTTTCCAAAATCCCGGCCAGCCATTCATCACTCATGGCCTCTAAAATGCAAGCAGCCGAATCATAATTGTTCACATAACCTTCAGAAACCAGAATATCAATAATATATTCAAGTTCTTCCTTTCTCAGTTTAACTTCTTGATCTTCTCTTCTTTGGGTGTCAGTGACTGCCTTGGCCCTACGACGTAGTTTTAAGGCCGCTGGTGGGCGTTCACCCCATTCTTCTGATGGTTTATCTTTCCAATCATCATGCTCACCAATATCTCTTTCTCTTGACTTTGGCTTTATGCTAGGTTTAGGTCCACTTCTTTCTGGCCTAAATTTAAATTCTTCTGCCTCATAAACCGCCAAATAGGCCTCAAATAACTCGTCCATGTCTTTTTCTTTTTACATAAAACTATTTAGTTTTTTTCCTAAATAGCACTGGTGATAGAACCACCACAAAAAAGTTCTCCCAATCCAAATAAGGAGAATAAAAATGACTGATCGAAATGTTGAATACATGAAAGAAATGTGGGGGACCACTCAACTGGTAACCGACTATAAACCAGAAAAAAAGAAACTTCTAAGAGAAGTTACTGATGAAAAATTTAAAAAGGAACAAGAACCAGTAGAAAATGAATTATTTGACTCTTGGGACTACGGCCTAGATTCACTCACTCTAAATAGCTAACAAAATATGGCAATAAGGGTCAGCAAACAGTTCAAAGACATAAGTGGCACTTTTAAAATCAACCCGCTAAACAGCGATGCGATTGCCATAAAAAATGAGACTGCCATTGCTAGATCCATTCGCAATTTAATTTTTACTTTGGCCGGTGAGGTTCCATATTCTACAATTGGTAGTTCTGTAAACAGGCTACTCTTTGAGAATATGGATACCTTTACGGCAACCGCTCTTGAGACTGAAATACGGGGTGTTTTAACAAACGAACCCCGTATAAATGTAACAAGCGTTGACGTAGTTCCGAATTTTGAAAATAACGAATTTAATGTAACCCTCGTTTATGATATTATAGGTATCGACGTACCACCCCAACAACTAAATGTAGCCCTTGTATCGACCCGATAATGTCTCTTACACAGTTTACTAACCTAAATTTTGATCAAATCAAGACCTCCATAAGAGATTATCTCAGGGCGAATTCGGATTTTACTGATTATGATTTTGAAGGATCAAATTTTACGATTCTTATTAACACTCTTGCTTATAATACCTACATAAACTCCTATAATGCAAGTGCAATTGCAAATGAGGTATTTCTTGACAGTGCGACCCTAAGAGAAAATGTTGTTTCTAGGGCCAAAGAGATTGGTTATTTACCAAGATCAAGAACCTCTGCCAGGGCAAACATTACTTTTTTCGTAGATACTAATAATATAGACGATAATCCTTTAACTCTGACCCTTAAAAAAGGAACAGTTGCTGTAACTTCCGGTCGTTTTAACTCAAGTAACTACGTTTTTTCAATTTTAGACGATATTACAGTTCCGGTTGTTGATGGAATTGGTCTTTTTGAAAATATCACTGTTTATGAAGGTAATTTTATTGTAGAAAATTTCACTTACTCTCAAAATAGACGGATTATTTTGAGTAATAGTGGAATTGATACCTCTTTAATTTCGGTTGTCGTAAAAAATAGCCAAAATTCTAACTTTTCAGAAAAATATGTGCTAAGTCGGGACATATTTGAGGTAAAAAGTGACTCAAAAGTGTTCTTTTTACAAGAAATTGAGGATGAATATTACGAGATTTTCTTTGGTGATGGTATTTTTGGTAAAAAACTAGACGATGGTAACTATATTGAGGTTACTTACGTCACAAATTCTGGTGAAGAAGCAAATGGGGCCGATAATTTCTCATTTTCCGGTCGAATTTTTAACAATAATGGTGGACTAGTCACTAGTGATCTGTCATTAGTCACCGTAAACACCCCGGCATTTGGCGGAAAGTCCATTGAGGCCATTGAATCCATCAAAAGATACGCCCCAAGGCTCTATTCGGCCCAGAATAGAGCGGTTACATCAACCGATTATGAGACTATTGTTGCCCAAATTTACCCTGAAGTTGAATCAATTTCGGCCTTCGGCGGTGAAAATCTGACTCCACCACAATACGGTAAGGTTTTCATTAGCATAAAACCTGTAAATGGCGAGTTTTTATCAAATAATGTAAAAAATAATATAAAAAGTGCCCTAAGAAAGTATGCTGTTGCTGGTATTGTCCCTGAAATTATTGATCTTAAGTACTTATACGTAGAATTTGATACAACTGTTTATTATAATCCTAATTTTACTGTTTCTCCAGAAGCCCTGAGGTCAAATCTTATTGATATTATCAATACCTATGCAAAATCAAATGATATAAATCGCTATGGGGCCAGATTTAAGTACAGTAAATTTTTAAACCTGATTGATAATTCATCAGATGCTATTACATCAAATATTACCAAAATTTCAATCAGACGAAACCTAAGAACCGAAATCAATACCTTTGCGACCTATGAAATTTGCTTTGGTAATGCCTTTCATATAAAAAATAATCTAGGGAATAATATAAAATCCACCGGGTTTTATATTTCTGGTAGTAATTCTATTGTTTATCTTTCGGATACTCCTACTTCTGCTTCTAAAGGAACCCTAAACCTCTTTACAACTGATGATGGAACTAATATTACAATAGTAAGGAGAAATGTTGGTGAAATTGATTATGATAAAGGAGAAATTATTTTATACCCCATAAATATTAGAGATACTGTTAAAAAATTCGGATTTGATAATATTATAGAAATTTCTGCAATTCCAAGATCAAATGATGTTATTGGACTTCAGGACCTATATTTACAGTTAAACGTACCAAATAGCACGGTTAATATGGTCATAGATAATATATCTTCTGGGGCCGATATTACTGGCTCAAATTATATTTCTACTTCAAGTTACCAAGAGAATACAGTTATTAGAAAATGAGGATTCCCGTTTCTTCCATTGTAAAAAACCAATTACCTTCATTTGTTCGGGATGAATATCCTCTATTTTCACAATTTTTAGAGCAATATTATCTGTCTGATGAAACCGAAGATATTACTCAGAATTTAGACAAAAATTTAGACGTAGATTTTGTTTTTAATCTTCGCAATGATGCAGTTTTAACCTCAAATGTTGGATTTATTGATTCTACTATTAATGTAGATTCAACTGTTGGTTTTCCTGATAATTATGGTCTATTACAAATTAATGATGAAATAATTCTTTATGAGTCTAAAAGTGATACTGAATTTTTAAATTGTGTCAGGGGATTTAGTGGCGTAACAAAAATTGATAAAGAATACCTAGAGTTTTCAGAGTCCGAACTTGATCAACACGTCGCAAACTCTAAGGTATTAAATCTCAGTATTTTATACTTAAAACAATTTGCATATAAAATAAAGAAAAGAATTTCTCCTGGGTTTGAAGAAAGAGAATTTTTTAAGGACCTTAATGCCACAAACTTTATAAAAAATATAAAGACGTTTTATTCTTCTAAGGGTTCTGATGAGTCCTTTAGAATTCTTTTTGGGGCTCTTTATGGGAAAGAAGTCGAGGTAATAAAACCAAGAGATTTTATTTTTAGACCTTCTGCGGCCCAGTACAGGGTAACAAAAGATATTATAGTCGAGGCAATTGAGGGAGATCCATATCAACTAATAAATCTTACTGTTTATCAAGACGAAACGTCTTTTATTCAACCGGCCCAAGGGACGGTCATAGAGGTTAATCGAGTAATAAGGGGCAATAAAGATTATTATATTTTAAGTCTTGATTATAATTACAATAGAGACGTTGATGTTAGCGGAACGACCCGAAGTGAATTTAGCGTTCATCCCAAGACTCTTTGTACCTCAAGAATTAATGCTGGGTCAAACTACATCGATGTAGATTCTACTGTTGGGTTCCCTTCAAAAGGGACCCTTGTTGTTATTACCACAGATGGAGAGACGTTTAATGTTAACTATAATAGCAAGGTCCTCAACCAATTTTTAGAGTGTTCTGGAATTGAATCTAATATCCCGGCTGGATCTGAAATACGGCTTGAAAGTGAAATTTATGGCTTCACTTCCTCTGGCGAGCGGGTCTCAATGTTTGTCACAGGCGGCCTAGGCGAAGTTGATTATGTTGATGAGACCGTTTATTATAAAAAAGGAGAGAAAATAAAAATAAAAACCCTAGGAGAAAATACAAAATTCCTAAAGGCAAATAATTGGTTTTTTAATATTTCGGTCAATTATGATGTTCTGTCCATAGAGATAAAGGACAGGTCTAACTTCTCATATAAGGTCTCTGTATTTGATGATCATAATTTTGTAATAGGTGATACATTTACACTTTATTCTTCTGATGGTCTAGAATTTGTCGGAACGGTTAATTTTGTAGAAGATCAAAAAAGCATAATTATACGGGGTCAAGGCGAGTTAAATGTTAATTTAAAATATAAAATAAGAAAAAATATTTTAAAAGTAAACTCAAAAAATACTGAATACCAAGGACTAAGTGTTTTTAATTCAAACGTCCAAAACATTTATACTGATTATGATAATAATGTATACGTATCGTCACCATCACTTCCAACATACTTAAATTATCCATTAGACATAAAAGATTTTACCTTAAAAATCCCCGCAAAAAATTATACTGGGCTACAAGAAATAGAATTTAGTAGGCAGCATGGCCTATTTACTGGGGAATCAGTTGTTTATAAGGCCGCGAACAAAGAAAATTCTATAACAACTAATGGCATTTATTTTGTTTATGTTGTCTCTGATCTAAAGATTAAACTGGCCAGAAGTCGATTTGATATTGATCGAAACATATTTGTTACTTTTAATGGGAACATAACCTTAGGTGCAGAAAGTCTATTAGAGCCTACTCATTTTAATGATAATAATCTCAATAGACTAAAAATACTCCCTCAAAATTTAATTAAAAAATTATCGACTCCTGAACTAACCGAAAAAGAAGAAGAGACCGAACCTGGAACAGTAGGTATCTTTATAAATGGTGTTGAAATTTCCAATTTTAAATCAGAAGATTCTGTTTTTTATGGTAAAATTGAGGCCATTAATATCTTAAATCAAGGTGATGGATACAATGTAATAACCCCTCCCGAAATAAAAATAGAAGATCCTGTCGGTTCCGGGGCATCCGTTACTGCGGCAGTTGAGGGTCATTTAGACAAAATAAACATTATTGACCCTGGGTTTAATTACATTCAACCACCAACAGTAAGTATAACCGGAGGCGGGGGATCCGGAGCCGAGGCCGTAGTTGAATTAGTATCCTTTACCCACTCTGCCGAGTTTAATTCTGAAACCGCAGTCAATACAACAGAAAATTCTATTAGATTTATTACAGAACATAAATTTAATGATAATGAAGAAGTAATTTATAGGACCGATAACCAAAAAGGTGTTACTGGGATCACGACCAATTCTTTATATTTCGTAAGACCAGTCGATGCAAATAAAGTAAAACTATATTACACACTAGGCGATTCCTCTTCTGGTATCAATACTGTTGCTCTTTCTGGTATTGGAACCGGTATTCATTCTTTTACTGCAGTAAAACCTAAAAAGAAAATATCTGATATAAGAGTTATTAACCCTGGAAGTGGATATAAAAACAAAAAAGTAAAGGCTTCTGGAATAAGCACCGCATCAAATACCATTACTATTTTTGATCATGGTTATTCATCAGGTGAGATAATAACTTATTACCCAACTAGCACTCAAATAGGTGGTTTGACTTCTCTAGATTCTTATTATGTTACGGTTGTTGATGAAAACAATATAAGGCTATCTGGTATATCATCCATTGGTTCCGCTGATACGTTCTTTATAAGAAAAGAATATATCAACATAACGTCCAATGTATCTGGAGAACATTATTTTAATTACCCTGAAATAAAAGTAGAGCTGATCGGAAACGTTGGTGTGACTACATTTCCTGGTCAGGACCTTTCTGCAAAAATTCAACCAGTATTTTCTGGTAAGATTTATTCTGTTTTTGTTGAAGATGGTGGTGAAAAGTATGGTTCTGAAAACATAATTAATTTTGAAAAGCCCCCGACTATTGGTATAGAACTAGGTAGAAATGCCCAAGTAACTCCGATAATTTCAAATGGTTCTATAGTACGAGTAATTGTAAATTATGATGGAGAGGATTATTATCAAGTCCCAGATATTGAAATTTTACCGGCCTCTAATAAGGCAAAATTAACTCCTATTTTAAACAACGGGAAATTAAGCGAAGTTCTTGTTATCAATGGTGGAGAAAATTTTGACCCACAAAACACAACCATATCAATAATCCCGAAAGGATCCGGCGCAAAATTCTCTCCAAAAATTCAATCAAGGAGAATTAATCTAGTACAAAAATTGATTTCCTCTAATGGAATTTCCGAGGATGATGGATTTTTAATTAGATCAAATGATTCATTAGAATATACTCATTTATACGCATCCAGGCGGCTGAGAGAATCAGTATTAAGAAGAAATGGAAATACTTCGGTCAGAGATTTAGAATTTAGTTCTCAAAAAGAGCAAATTTCTAAGGTTCATTCACCACTAATTGGTTGGGCCTATGATGGAAACCCAATCTATGGGCCTTATGGATATGCCAATGGTAATTCTGGTAGTGTAAAGGCCCTAAAATCGGGGTATGAACTCAGACAAAATCAAGAAGGCAGGCCATCCACTGCTATTTACCCATTAGGATTTTTTGTTGAAGACTTTGTATTTACAGGAAATGGTGATCTAGACAAGAATAATGGCAGGTTCTGTGTAACCCCAGAATTTCCTAATGGAGTTTATGCATATTTTTGTACAATTTCTGACTTTATTTCTGAATCAACATTATCCCCCTTTAGTGGTTATTTTGCTCCAGTCTTTCCATATGTAATAGGTCCCACGTACAAAAATAAAAAAATCTTAAGTACTAATATATTTGAAGAATTGGGGACAAAATTATTAAGAAATACCACACCATATAATCTATTAAGTGATAAGAGTTCTTATGATTTTATCCTAAATCCAGAAAAAATCAAAGAAGAAGTTCTTGAAATACAACAAACTAAATCTGATATTATTAATAAAATCGATGTAATTAATCCTGGAACCAATTATAAGGTAAATGATCTATTTTATTTTAATAATATTATTGCAAAAGTAGATAGTATTTCTGGAGTTGCGGTTTCTTCCGTTGGAGTTTCGCATACGAGTTTTAATAACCTAGAGGTAGTTCCCTACGAAAAATCATATATTGGAATATTTTCATCACTCCAAAATATTCAAACTGCCGAAAAATTTGCCTTTAATTCCCAGTTTGAAATTAATAAGACCGTAACAGTAATTCCTTTTAAAAAATCACTGCTTCTCTCGTCTAGCGTTCCACCAGCAAGTTTGACGGGAATAATAACTTATTTTAATGTTAGTGGTAATTTAGATTTTCCACTAAAAGAAAATGATGTCTATACAATTGAAGAAGAAAAGGTAAAGGTATTAAACGTTGATAAAGTATCTTCTAGAATAAAAGTAGAAAGAGAATATCAAGGAACTTCTTCTGGCGTAACAACATATCCAATAAATTCAATCTTGAATGAAGATGTCAGGAAAATTACCTTTAATGTTGGTCTCTCGACTACTTATGACTTTGCCTTAAATTCTGAACTTTATTTTAATCCTTCAGAAACCCTAGGGATAGGAACAACCGCAAATTATACTTTAAATATTAGTAATCCTGGTCTGGGTGAAACAACAATAACTGTTCCAGTAAAAAGTGCATATTTTAAGGATCATCACCTAAATTCTGGCGATTCGCTATTTTATTCTACAAATGGTGGTGGGTCAATTCTTGTTTCTCAAAATGGAATAGCCTCAACAACTCTTACTGAAAATCAAGAACTATTTGTTACAAAAATAGACAATAATCTAATAGGTATTTCTACTCAAAAATCTGGTGTTGGTAGTACTGATGGAACTCTTTATTTTATAGGAATAGGAACCGGGGTAAATCATAGTTTTAAAACAAACTATCAAAATAATCTGGTAGCAAATATCTCTAAAAACACCGTGACCGTATCGACTGCATCCAGTCATGGGCTGCAGATTTCGGATCCAGTCACAATAAACATTGTTTCCAAAGAATCTACGACTTACAACGTCTTTTATAATGATTTTAACCAGAGATTTTGTATAAACAAAAGAACTATAGGATCGGTAAATGTAATAACCAATACAATACATTGTGAAAATCATTCTTTTGTAAAAGGTGAAAAGGTAATTTATGTTGCAGATTCCTTGGTTGGAGGACTAGTAGATCAAAAAATTTACTACGTCATTCCTTTAACAAAAGATGAATTTAAGGTTTCTGAAACTTATTATGGTACAACAACAAATATTGTTTCAGAAGTTAATTTAACTGCTTCTGGTTCTGGGTATTTTTACTCAATTAACCCAAAATTAAAATTTGTCAAAGATGAGGCCATTGTATTCGATGTTTCTGATTCATCACTTTCTTTTGAAACCCCGGCTGGGGTTTATCCGGCTTTTGAGCTTAAATTGTTCGCGGACAACCAATTCATAAATGAGTATTTTACTTATGATTTAGTAAAAACAGGTGTAGTTGGAATAGACAGCACTGCAAAATATACCCTATCAACCAAAAATTTACCGGAAAAAGTATATTATAAATTAGTACCAATTGACATTAACCGGAGCTCATCTATTAAGACCGGGATATTTTTCGATGATGATCAACTAAATGCCGGTGAAATTCTGCAAGTAAGTAGTGTTTATTCTGGAAATAAGGTATTAATTTCGGCTTCTAATAATCAATTTACTTATCAGGTTGATAATTACCCTGAAAAGGCGAATTATACTCCTTCTAGTGCCACAATTAACTATTCAACGACTTCTTTAACAGCCTCTGGTCCTATAAATTCATTAAAAATTACTAATAATAGTGTGGTTGAAGAGCTTCCTCAACTAACCAGAATTTCTTCAACCAATGGTAAAAATGCTGTTGTTAAGCCTTCTTCCTCTACAGTAGGCAAAATTGAAAAAATTAAAAAATTAGATATTGGATTTGATTATTCTATTGATTATACCATTCGCCCACAAACTAGCATACCAAAAATTGTAGAAGTAGAACCTCTTTATCAACTTGATTCAATTGAAGTTGAATCTAAAGGTATCAACTATTCATATGCACCAGATTTAATTCTAATTGATGAAGTATCCAGAGAGCAATTTAATAATATCAAATTAAATTATAATTTAAATGACGATAAAATCCTAATTTTAGAAAATTCAGACAAATTTAAAAATACAAGTGTTACGGTTATCCCTATTAATAACGATAATGGCTTCGATATTTCTAGTATAAGTTTTAACAATTCAACTAAAATAGTAACTGTAACCTTAAAAAATATATTCAAGAGCCTAGAGGAATTTCCATTTACTCAAGGTAAAAAAGTTTATATAGAAAATGTTCCGGTTTTACCTGGAACTTTAGTCAGGGGTTATAATTCTAATAATTATGGCTATAGATCTTTTGAAATATTAACTGCCACTCCAAACTTAGACTCCCCAGGTGCTAGTTTTACATATAGTCTAGAAAATCTTATTGGGAATTTAGAAACTACTGGCGTGGTCGATGATTTTTATACAGGTGGTTTTGCTATTCCAGAAGAATATTTCCCAGTATTCAATGTTACTTTAAAAAATAATGAGTTCTTTATTGGTGAAACCATAAAAACTAATCTGGGTAATACTGGGGAAGTCGTTGGGTGGGATGGTACAAATAATATAATTAAAGTAATTTCAAAGTCTGATCTTATTGTTAACGAAACCATTTATAGCGAGGTTAGTAAAAACTATTCTAATATTATCAATATCTTTTCACCAAAAGGTTTTATTGATGTAAATTCATCTTCGGTTATACGTAAAGGGTGGAATGATAATATCGGGTTTTTAAATGATTCACTTCAAAGAATACATGATAGCAATTATTACCAATATTTCTCTTATGATTTAAGATCTGAGGTCAGTTATACTGATTGGATAAACACTGTCGATTCGTTAAATCATACTGCTGGATTTAAAAAATTTGGTAACCTCTTGGTCAACAGCACCCATGATAATGTTGGTCTGAGTACTTCTCAGGATCAAGGGCAAGTAGAGGTCATCAATGAGATTCAGACTACTTTAGATGTCAATTGCTATAATGATTTTGATCTAGTTACTGAAAACTATTTCACGATTGATGGGGGCTTAAAATCTAATGAGATCTATTTTAATTCAAGGCGGCTACAAAACTACATTGAATCGATTGGGAATAAAGTATTTTTAATTGATGACATTTCCGATAAATTTAAACCAGTAGTTTCTCCAGAAAAAACTATTGTTGATACTTTTAATAAATTCTCGGCCAGGTTTAAAAAATACTTGATCCATATTGGAGACCGAATTGCACCGGCTAATTCACAGAGCCTTTTACTTAATCTTCTTCATAATGATAACAATGTTGTAATAAATCAATATGCAGTAAATGATTCTTTATCTGAACTGGGGTATTTTGATGCCGAAGTACTTGGCCCGAATATAGAATTAACATTTTATCCTTTTATAGTTTCAAATAAATTTTATACAGTAAATAGTTTTACTTTTAATATTAATGACGAGGAATCAGAAGAAGGCGGCCAGACTACAAGTAGCGTTACTTTTGGCGACTCAATTGAACTAAATTCTTACACATTATCTGGCATAGGAACAACAACAATTCTTCAAATTCCTAATACTAAAAATGTAGTTAAGGTTATGTTGGTTTATTCTGATGCTGATAATAATTCTTATTATTCAGATGAAATCAACTATGTACAAGACACCGTAAAAATAATTTCAAACTCTTACGGTGAACTTAATATGGAGAATTCTTCAGGAATAGGAACCTATAATCTTTATTTTGAAGATTCCAATGTAAATATTGATTTTTATCCAAGTGAAGAAAACGATTATAGGGTAAACATTCTTGCGGTCGAATTTTCAGATTTTTCCTCAATATCAACCGGAGATCTATTTTTAAGTGGCAATAAATTAGAGTCCTCTTTTGTTGGTGTTGGTACTTCTGGGACTCCATATAAAACAAAGATCTATTCATATGATGATAATTATACTTCTGGTTTACATCAGGTGGTTATTAAAAATACGGATAATGATGAAATAAATTATGTAGAGCTTGTAACCATGTTAAATAGTACAAATGAGGAAGTTTATATTGTTAACTTTGGTGAGTTGAATACAAAAACTAATATGGGGGAATTAGAGGCTGAGTTTTCTAATTCAACCGGGGATTTAGAACTCTATTTTACCCCAAGCCTAGACATAAATTATCAAGTAAAAATCTTTAGTGCATTAACTTCTAAATTCAGGAGATCAGAAATTTTAGAACTATGAGCAATATATCCTTTTCTTCTGGTTATGGTGAATACGTCAGCGGCGAATTTTTTGGTGGACTTGCATTTGAATTAACCTCAAATGGAGTTCCTTTATTTTCTAGGCAGTTTATTTCCTCGTCTACTTCTCCTTCAGTAGATCTTGTTAATAATTCCTTAAACTTCCCCCAACACAATTTTGTTACAGGAGAGGAACTGGTTTATGATTTTAATTTAGACGTACAAAATACTCCAATAAAAATTCAATCAAAGGTTATATCAGGTGTTTCTACGGATATTCTACCTAGTATGGTTTATGCGGTTAAAACTGATTTTTCAACCATACAACTTGCCGCAACAAAAGAAGACGCCTTATCGGATCCACCAGTAGTATTGGATTTCACTGATTATGGAAAAGGTCTTCATAAATTATCATCAAAAAATCCAAATAAAACTGCACTGATATCCATTAATAATATTATACAGGATCCAATAATTTCAACTGCGACAACCACTTTTATCCAAGAAGAAATAGAAGAATTTGATTTAACAGTAAATGTTAATAATCCAGAATTATTAAAAGGAGGCGATTTTTTAAAAATTGATGAAGAAATTGTCAGGGTCCTTTCTGTTGGGATTGGTTCAACCAATGCAATTTCATTTAATAGAGCTGATTTGGGGACAGTCGCGGCTGCCCATACCCAGGGAACCCTGGTTACTAGGGTAAAAGGTAATTATAATATAGTAGAAAATTTTATATATTTTACTGCCCCTCCTTTTGGTAATGTATTTGATATACAAACGGGCCTGAAAAATGGTTCAACCTTTAGTGGAAGAGTATTCACAAGATCTGGAATCAAAGACACCAGTATTGGTCCTTATGATAATAATTACATATTTGATGATATTTCACCTGAATTTACTGGAGTTACTGATTATTTTACATTAAAAGAAAATAATAGTGAAGTAACCGGGATATCGACTGATAATGTCATTTTTACACTTAATGATGTTTTTCAACCACCGTCTAGGTTAAACGGAAATGTCATCAATGGCGCATATACTTTAGTCGAAAATGCCGGAATAACTTCTATAACTTTTACTGGAAATAAAGTGTTTCCTGAATATGATGTCAATTTATCAGAATTTCCAAGAGGTGGTATTATTTTCTCAATTGGATCAACTAGTGGTTTGGGTTATCAGCCATTAATTTCTGCTGGTGGAACTGCAATAGTATCAGTTGCTGGAACGATTCAATCTATTGCGATTGGTTATAGTGGTTCTGGTTATAGAGAGGGATTGCAAACTGTAAACGTTGGAGTTGGTTATAGTGATATTGTTGATTTTGATTTAGAAATTATCGGGACTGCGACCATCTCAAATGGAAACATTATTGGGGTTGCGATAACAAACCCTGGAACAGGATATACAGGTACTAATCCTCCAATTGTTTATTTTGATTCGCCTTTATCTTATAGTGATATTCCTTTAATCTATTCATCAGAATCATCTGGTATTGGAACAGAAGCAACCGTTGATATTGTTGTTGGTCAAGGATCTAGTGTTATTAATTTTAAACTGAATAATTTAGGATATTCTTATAGTAAAGGTGATATTCTAACGGTAAGTATTGGAGGCTCGGTCGGAATACCAACTATTACCGGCGCCGAATTTAAAGAATTTCAAATTACTGTTGATCAAATTTATAATGATGAATCGAGTCTAAGATCAATAGGTCAATTAGTTATTTTCGATCCAATTGATAGACTTTTTGATGGTCGTAGAAGATCTTTTCCCCTTAGACTAAATGGCTCTCAAACAGCAGTCTTGTCAAAAATAGGATCTGATTTGGATGTTGGTAATTCAATGTTGATTTTCATTGATGATGTACTCCAAGTTCCAGGCGAGGCCTATTCATTTGATGGTGGTAGTATTTTGACCTTTAACCAGGCCCCAAGATCTGGTTCAACCTCTGTTATTTTATTCTATGCCGGAACAGACGGGGTTGATACTAAATCTGTAGAAGTTCTTGAAACAATAAAAATCGGGGATACGGTTCAAATTTTTGATAATACTGATAGAAATGATGATCAGAACATAAGGACGGTCAACCAGATAACCTCTACTGATGTTGTAAAAACTAATCTTTATGGTAAAGAAGGAATCTCAACCGAAGACGAAATTCGTCCATTAAAATGGTGCCCCCAAAATGTTGATAAATTTATCGCAGGGGCCGGTTTAACCAATACAAATGTTGTTTCTAAAGATCGATTAATTTATGAACCGCTAATTTATCCAACTGCCTTTGCCATTACTGGAATTGGAAGTACTTCTAGTGAAATATTTGTGGATAATGTAAAAACATTTTTTGATAATGCAAACGAATCTCCTGCAACCAATGACATAAAAATTATATCTCAAAAACCACAAATCCCGGCCTCTCTATCTGTAACAATTTCCCAGGCCGGAACTGTTCAGTTAATCACAACAGTAAATCCTGGTCTGGGGTATGATTTTGTTCCATCCGTTTCTATTACTCCTCCAGTGGGACTGGGAACAACAGCAACAGCAACCGCATCGATAACCTTGAATTCTAATGGAAGTATCCAATCAGTCCAAATAACAAATTCTGGTCTAGGATATACAAATACTTCCCCTGTATATGCCCTGGTTGAACCACCCAGACAAAAAGAAGAAATCGCCAGAGAAGTTTCTTATGAGGGTGATTTTGGTGTAATAACCGGCATTGCAACAACCTCGGTAGACTCTTCAAATGGCCTGATTTTTGATTTGTTTATACCTTTAGACTCTACCCTAAGAAACAGTGAAATTAATCCAATTGGTTCAGGAACAACTGGTGTAAGTGGAATTACTACTGATTATTATTTTTATGTTAGCAATTCAAACATTGGAAGTTCCATCACGTCCTTGAACACCTCTGGGCAAGTAATAGGAATAGGAACCACCTTTATTGATAATGTTTATCAAGTATTTTCAACTGAAATTAAACAAAAAAATATTCTAGGAATAGGCACTACTTCCATCAATGAGGTAACAGTAAAGGTCCAAGATAATTCTTCGTTGGTTGGAATTTCAAGTAGTAAATTTTATGGAGGATACAGTTGGGGTAGAATTTATAATGTCACTAAATCTGGAATAACTTCTTTTACGGCTTATGCTCCAGGAATTTCAACATCCACTGTAATTCAGCGCCTAAATCCCTTAAAATATTCAAATTACATAACCTAAATAGCTAATAAAAAATAAAAAATGCCAGCAATTATAACCGACAATTTAAGAATACTTAGGGCAAAGCAATTTGTCGCTACGGCTTCTTCTACTAATTATTATAGTTTTATTGGCCTGCCAAATCCAACTGATTATGCTAGTGATTGGAATGTTTCCCCTCCGGCTCCTAGGGATAGTTTTGAGCAAGAATCGGATTATTGGGACACTATGATTGCCCTTAAGAAAATTTATGCGACTGATGTAAGACAATCGATAAGAAAAATAAAATGGGAAGGTGGCGTAACTTATGATATGTATCGCCATGATATTGATAGGAACAATACTGCAATACCTTCAGGCGCGACTAGTTTATATTCTTCTAATTATTATGTTGTAAATAGCAATTATCAGGTTTATATTTGTCTCCATAATGGAACCGATCCTGATAATCCTAGAGGCAAACCATCTCAGTTTGAGCCAACATTTTTTGACCTAGAGCCAAGATCTGCCGGAAATGGTGCTGATGGTTATATTTGGAAGTATCTTTTTACATTAAGTGCTACTGATATTATACGTTTTGATAGTACAAATTTCGTTCCTACCCCCAGAAATTGGGGTGAAGACGAGCAGTCCTCGATCATAAAAAATAATGCGACCAATAGTGGTCAAATAAAAATTTGTGTTATAAAAAACAGGGGAGATTATAGTAACGTTAGTGGAATCAGAAATAGAACCTTTAGGGATATCCCAATTAAAGGGGATGGATCCGGTGGTCTTGTTACTATAACATTCAATAATAATGCCCAGGTTAGCAATATCTTTGTTACTTCTGGTGGTAGTAATTATACCTATGGAACAGTAGATATTGATTCTAGTACGTTACCTTTCACCCCAAATAAACCTCAATTTGATGTAATTATTCCTCCTAGTGGTGGTCATGGATATGATATTTACAATGAATTAGGAGCATTTTATGTTTCAGTTTACTCAAGAATAGAAAATGATTTAGAAAATCCTGACTTTATAACCGGAAATGAAATTGCTAGGATCGGTATTGTTGCTGATCCAGAAAAATTTAATTCTTCAGAATTGTTAACAGAAGATAAAGTAAGTGCTCTTTCGGCCCTTAAACTTGTAGGAATAACAAATCAAAGTGATTATCAAAATGCCTCGTTTAATGCTGATTCAATTATAACCCAAACAGTGGGAGCCGGGGTTACTGCCGTAGGTCGGGTTGTTTCTTATGATAAAAATACTGGTGTCCTAAAGTATTGGCAAGATAAGACTCTCGTTGGATTTGCAACTACTGGCGGACAGGCACCGGCTACTTATGGACTTAATCTTAATAAGTTCACTGCTTCGCCTTCAACTGGTGGTAATTTGGTTATTTCCGGGGGTAGTATCAATTTAAATATAGATACTGGGTTTGGTTCTACAGCAGCACCGGGTATAACTACAGTAATAAATAATAGGACATACAAACTAGGTCAATCTTTTGTTAATGGTCTATCAAATCCCGAGGTCAAAAAATACTCTGGAAATGTAATTTACGTTGATAATAGACCGGCCATTACTAGATCATCAAACCAAAAAGAAGACATTAAGGTAATTCTACAGTTCTAATTATTATGCCACAAGAAACTAATCTAAATGTATCACCATATTTTGATGATTTTAATGTAGACAAGAATTACTACAAGGTTTTATTTAAGCCAGAATCTCCTGTTCAGGCAAGAGAATTAACTGGTCTTCAATCAATTTTACAAAATCAAATTGAGCAGTTTGGTAATCATATTTTTAAAGAAGGTTCTGTAGTTACTGCTAGTCAACCATCTATTGATATTCCATTTCATGCGGTTGAAATTGAACCAGAATTCAATAATATCCCAATTTCCGCATATTTTAGTCAAATTCTAGGGAAAAGAATTAGGGGCTCTTTAAGTGGTGTTAGTGCAAAAGTAGTTTATACATTAGATCAAAGTTTATCCGAAAGGGGAACATATACTCTCTATGTTCAGTACCTTGAAAGTGGTGGTGAAAATCTAGAAAATAAGGTATTTTTTGATGGGGAAACTTTAATTACTGAAAATCCCATTACTTATGCCAACTTTACCATACAAAGTGGTCAGTCTATTGTCAATACTATAGCCGAAAGTGCAACTTCCGATGGGTCTTCTTTTAAAATTTCAGAAGGCATTTATTTTATAAGAGGGTTTTTTGTACGGGCATCAGAGCAAAGAATTCTTTTAGACCAATACGGAGTTCTGCCAAGTTATAAAATTGGATTTAACGTAATTGAAAGGATTATCGATTCTTTCCAAGATGAAACCCTTTTTGATAATTCTCAAGGATTTTCTAATTATGCGGCTCCTGGTGCAGATAGATTCCAAATAGAGCTTGAGTTAACAAAATATAATTTAGACGAGACACCAGATAATTTCGTAGAAATTGCCCAAATTATTAACGGTTCACTTACTGTTTTCAATAAAAACCCACAGTATAGCCTAATTAGAGACGAGCTGGCCAGAAGAACCGCCGAAACTAATGGTGATTATTATGTAAAGCCATTCACTCTTTATGTAAGAGATTGTCTAAATGATAGGACCCTAAATGACGGGATTTATTTTGAAAACCAGACTACTGTAAATGGTAATACTCCTTCTGAGGAGACTATGATTTATGAAGTAGGTCCAGGTAAGGCCTATGTCAGTGGTTATGATGTTGAAAAAATATCTCCTACTCTTTTAGAAGTACCCAAAACCCGAGAGACTAAAACTAAAGAAAGGCAGGTTATTTCATATAATGCTGGTCAACTTGTTGGTCTGAATAATGTATCTGGTGCGCCCTATATTGGTCTTGGTACTGATGGTTATGTTAGTCTAATTGACACCAGAATTGGAATCAATTCAACTGTTTCTGTCGGTACAACTATAGGTCTGGCAAGGGTTTATGATTACATCCCCGAATCTAATTATACTGATAAAACTAGTGTTTTAAATCTACGGGCATTTGACGTACAGACCTTCACTAAAATAAATCTGACCACCGAGATAACCCAGGCACTCCCGGCTCATGTAAAAGGAAGAAGAAGTAATTCTACTGGATTTTTATATCAGGCAGTTTCTAATAGCAAAGAACTGGTTCTTTATCAAGTATCTGGTAAGTTTTTAGAAAACGAGCAGGTTATTATTAATGGTATTGATAATGGTAGACTGATTGAAAGTATAGAAGATTATTCGGTCTCTGACGTCAAGTCAGTATATTCAACTGTTGGAGTATCAACATTTAATGCTGACCTAATTCTGGATACTAAAAACCTAATTGCCCCAAATGGCACTCAGTTCAGTATATCCGCCCAATCGGCTGGTGTCAGCACCGTTTCGGCTGGTTCTAGCATTAACTTCTTAAACATTGTCAAATCTGGTGATATTATTGGCTATTCTTTACCAAGTGTAGGGGATATTATTTACAATAAAGTTGAGACCGTTTCAGTAGGTGGGACATCATTCTCTATTTCCGGGATAACCACCGTTTCTGGTGTTTGTGATGGTGCTCTTCCGACATCTGATGTGACTGTAACAAATGTACTAAAATTAAGTGGCTCAATATATTCAAGAGATTCTTCGTTACTGACAAAATTAAACAATTCAAATATTTCGTCTATTAGTCTAGATAGCAGCGAAATCAGTCAAAGACGAGTTTTTAATAATCAAACAATATCATCTAATTCTATATCATTAACCATAACCGAAGAAGACGTATTTTTTGATTCTTTTGATGAAGATCGGTACTTAATTAGTTACTCTAATGGTACTATTGAGCCATTAAGGTCCGATAAGTTCTCATTTGCAGATTCATCAGGTAAACAAATTGTTTTTAATGGTCTTAGCCAACCTGATGGGACTACTGCAACCGTAATAACCACAGTAAAAAATATAAGGCCAAATTCAAAAAATAAAATCCTAAACAAGGCCAATACCCTTGTTATTTCTGGTTCAAAATATGCGGCTTCTGGTGTTGGGACAACCACCCTAAATGATGGTCTAACATTTAATTCATTTTATGGAACACGAGTTCAAGATGATGAGATCAGCCTGAACGTTCCAGATGTTATTCAGGTCCTGGCCGTTTATGAATCAGATAGCATCTTAGATCCGAAACTACCCACATTACAGTTAACCTCATTCAGTGGCCCATCAAACAGCACCCTAGATCTATTTGTTGGTGAGGGAATTGTAGGGAAATCCTCAGGTGCGGTTGCACTGATAGTAGAAAAAGTAAGTGCCAGCGAAATTTCTTATGTTTATTTAAATTCATTTACATTTTCAGAAGATGAGGTCGTTGAAACCAGGGATTCTAAAATTCAGGCCAGTATTTTAGTTAAGACCCTGGGAGATAAAAATATCACCCAAAACTTCCTATTTGATGATGGTCAAAGAGAAAGTATTCTAGATTACTCTAGGATTATACGGAAGCAAAGTGTCAGGGAACCTAAAAATAAGTTAAAAATTGTATTCCAAAATTATACAATTGATTCAAATGACACTGGAGAATTTGTAACTGTTAATAGTTATAAAACAGAAAATTTCAAACACAACGTCCCATATTTCAATCGAGAAAGAGTCTCTGATTTTATTGACATTAGACCAAGAGTTGCTCCTTACACCACAGGCTCAAGATCTCCATTTGAATTTATAACACGAAATTTCTCTGGAGACGGCCAATATTCAAATTATGTTCTGGCCCCAGATGAAAATTTAGTTCTGACCTATTCATATTATGTTCCACGTATTGACGTTGTTTTCTTGAATCCAGATGGAACATTTGAGGTTGTTCAAGGAACTCCTGATGACAGGCCAAAGTTACCAGAATTTAAATCAAATGCTTTTGATATTGCAGTAGTAAACATTCCTCCATATGTTTATGATGTAAAAAATATCATCGTTAGTATGTCTGAGCACAAGAGATATACTATGGACGATATCTCTTTACTTGAAGATAGAATTAGCCGGGTTGAAGAATTTACTGTTCTATCTGCTCTTGAAAGTAAAACAGAGAATTTTACCATTAAAGATGCTGAAACTGGGTTAGATCGATTTAAGTGTGGATTCTTTGTTGATGATTTCAAGAGTCATGCGTACCATGATTTACAAAATCCTGGTTTCAAGGCCGCTATTGATAAACAAAGAAAGATGCTACGGCCTCTTCATTATACAACTTCTGTAGACTTGCAATTGGGCTCAAATGCCATTGCAAATTTCACTGATAATTTTGATCCTAATGCCGATCAAAATTACGTTGAAGATCTTGGATCTCCTGGTATTAGAAAAACTGGCGATCTTATTACTCTTGATTATAATGAAGTTGAGTATACCAAGCAAACACTAGCAACAAAATCAATTAGCGTTACTGAATTTCTAGTAAGGTATTGGACTGGTTTTTTGACGTTAAATCCTTCTATTGATACTTGGGTTGCGGAAAGTAAAGATAGAACCACGACCAGTTTTAATGAAGTTAGAACGGTTAAAAAAAGTCTTCCCGATAAAAATATAACTGTAGTTAATGATGAAGTAGAAAATGTTGTAGTCAATAGAAGACAACCAAATTCTCAAACAGGTCTTGATCCATTTGATTGGTTAGATAATGCAAGAAGAAGAATCTCTAGAGGTGGTGAACTAGGCACGGTCGGTAGAAAGGATAGAAAGGCCCTAATTATTGGAAAGAATAGTCGAAATCAAGCGAGAACTTTAGAAATTGTTAATGGCAATACCATTAGAATAGATGGTTTACATTGGAAAGAAACTGATCTTCAACTTCTTTCAAAATACGTTCCGGTTGACGTGGCCGAACGATTTATTACTAGAATGAATGAGGATGGGGTAAGTCGTGGTGGATTTTTAGAATTTACTCCTACTGATTCAGAAAATACTAAAAATGTAACCACTACTACCAGATCAGAAACAAGCGTAAAAACATTTGTAACTCCAGAAAAAATAGTAGAAAAAGAAACTGTTTCAAGTTCAGTTTCTAATTTTACAAAACCGGTTATGTATTTACGTAGCCGAAATATTGAATTTGATGCAAGAGGTTTAAAACCAAGAACAGTATTTTATCCATTTTTCCAAGGAGTTAAAGTAGATTCTTATGTGACTCCTAAATTACTTGAAATCGAAATGATTTCGGGTGTTTTCCAAGTGGGTGAAACTGTTAGCACTGATCCTACTTTTACAGAAAATAAAATAAACTTCAGACTTTGTACTCCAGATCACAAGACAGGTCCAGCTAGAAATCCAAAAGAAGTTTTTAGCCTTAATCCTTACAATCAAAAGCCATTTGATAATAGATATACCCGTAATTCAAGTGTTTTAAATGTAGATACGGCTAGTTTACAACTTCAATCTGAAAGCCGTTTTTATGGGCAAGTTTCTCGTAATATGATTCTAGTTGGTAAAACATCTGGGGCGAAGGCAAGAGTAACAAGAGTGAGATTAATTTCTGATAATAGTGGTACTTTAATTGGCTCTTTCTTTATCCCCAAGCCTAATGTTAGGGGTAATCCTAAATGGATTAATGGAGAAAATACATTTACTCTTATTGATACTGAATCACTAGATCAATTAAAACTAGTCGAGTTTATTCCAAATTCTAGGATTAATGAAAGTAGCGCAGAAGCAGTATTTACTGGATCAGGTTCTAGGGACATCACTGAGACCAATATTTTAACAACTAGAAATATAGTTGTTAAACCCTCAAGGAATATAACTAGAACTACAATCAATAATATAACCACAAATACTACTACAATTTCTCAGGACGTTACCCCAGGAACAGTTAAGATTTCCCAGCCTTATGATCCTCTGGCCCAGTCTTTTTATGTACAGGAAGATACTGGTATATACATAACTTCTGTTGATGTATTCTTTGAGACAAAAGATAGTGATAATATTCCCATTACTATGCAGATCCGTCCAGTTGTTGGTGGGGTTCCTAGTAATGTGGTTATACCATTTTCTGAAGTTACCCTTACCCCAGATCAAGTAAATGTCTCAACTAATGGTCGAATAGCAACTAGGTTCACATTCCCATCACCTGTCTACCTACAAGGCCCAACTCAACAAACTGTAAGACACGCCCCAATTGCAAGTGAAACTCTTGCTGAATATGCAATAGTTATACTTTCAAATAGTCCTAATTATAGAGTATTTGTTACTGAACTTGGCCAAGAAGATTTACAGAACGGGGTTAAAGTTTCCAATCAAAATCAGACCACCCTGGGTAGCCTATTTAAATCCCAAAATGGAACTGTTTGGACACCTTCACAATTAGAAGATCTTAAGTACACTATTAACAGAGCCGAATTTGTTAACGAAGGAATAGTAAGATTCTTCAATCCAGATTTAAACTTTGGTAATGATAAAATTACAGTAACAGGCCCAAATCAATTTGAGTTCTTATCAAAGAGAGTTTCTGTTGGTCTTGGTTCAACCGGGTTCTCTTCTGATATTGTTCCTGGTGTTACGATAAAACAGGGATCTGCTTCTGGTACTCTAATTGGCATAGGTGGAAGCATTACGACAGGTGCTGGAGCCGGTACAACTATATCAAAAGCCGGTATTGCTTATACTAATGGAACTTATTCTGGAGTAGAACTGATCACAGAAACTGGTTTTGGTCTAGGGGCAATTGCCACAATTGAAGTTACAAATAACATCATAAACTCTGTTAATATCACAAACGGTGGTAATAATTATACTGTTGGCGATTCTTTGATTGTTCCCCCATTAGGAGAAGGTGTTGGATTTGGTGGCAAGTTAACAGTAACTAGCATAGGTTCATCAAATACGTTTATTCTAGACGAGGTTCAAGGTGAATTTACTGTGGGTATAACCACTTTGACCTATCTAAACTCATCAAATGTCGAAACTTCCGCTGGAAGTGGAGTTGTTGTTACATCAATAACCGAGGATCAATACAACGATGGTCTTCACTTTAAGGTCTATCAACAAAATCATGGTATGCATTCGTTTGAAAATCTAGTTGAAATAAGTGAATTCCGCCCATCAAATAGCGAGGCAAATACAAAGTTATCGGCTGCGCTAGATGCCACTGAAAATTCCAGCATATCTCTAGTATCCACAAGTGGTTTTGATACTTTTGAAGGATTGACCGTAACTCCTCTAAATCCAGGTTATGTAATAATCGGTGATGAAATTATTGAATACACTGCAATTTCTGGTAATACCTTGACTGGAATAACCCGTGGAATCGATTCCACAGACAGTATTTCCTATGCCAATAATACTTATGTTTATAAGTACGAATATAATGGAATTTCCTTAAGAAGAATAAACAAGGTCCATAACTTTGCCGAAGTGGATCCAAATAATACTGGAAAATTTAAAATAGATCTAAACAGCTATTTTATTAAAATTGATACTTCTGATACTGACTTCTTAAACAATTCAATTGGAGTGGATAGAGAAGACAATCTTTATTTTAGAAGAAATATTCAAGGTGGACCTTCTGGTACTGTTATTACAAATAATATCCAGTATGAGTCAATTTCTCCAGACATTGCCCATCTAATTCCGGCAAAAACTGATATTACAACCAGGATAAGAACATTTACTGGAACTAGTGTTGGGGGTAATGAAAAATCATTCGTTGATCGCGGGTTCCAAAACATCTCACTAGATGATCAAACTTATTTTGACGAGCCCAAATTAATTTGCTCTACTGTCAATGCCGAGAGATTTATCACCGAGGCTCCGGGTAATAGGTCACTTACATTTGAAATGCTCTTTAAAACAAGGGATTCTAGGGTTTCACCGGTTGTTGACATGATTAACGCCGCAGTTACGGTATCATCAAACTTAATCAACAATCCAAATGGTATTGGAGAAAATGCAGATTATGCGTCAGACTTTAATGTAAGAAGTGTAATTAATGATGATCATTCTACCATTTATATTTCAAAACCAGTAGGCCTAAAAATCCCGGCAAACTCTATTAAAGTTATTCTTAGTGCAAGTAGAAATGATCTAAACGACGTTCGTGTTCTTTATCAGATCTTTAGAGAAGACGAGCAAAATGTTATTCCATCATTTAATCTATTCCCTGGTTATTCTAATTATCAGACTGATGGATTTGGAATTAAGAGGGTAGTTGATGTTTCTCTAAGTGATGGATCCGCAGATTCTAGGGTTCAAGAAACATCTGATAGGTCCTTTAAGGATTATGAATACTCGGTGGACGATCTACCTGATTTTACGGCCTTTGCAATCAAAATTGTGATGGCAAGTAGCAATCAGGCAACTCCTCCGCTGATCAGAGACCTAAGGGCAATTGCAACCGCGAAACCAAAATTATGAGCTACCTAAAAGTAAAAGACAAGGATCATCTCTTAAGAGATGTTAATTCAAATGGTATTGTTAATACTGATGAAAATGAATATAAAAATTATGTAAATAATTACATCAGACAAATTAGTTCAAAAGCAAAATTAGAAGAGCTTCAAAAAGAAGTTGATGAAGTGAAATCTGATGTTAAAGAAATAAAGGACCTTATTTTAAAATTGTTAAATAGTTAAAAAACAATGGCAAAACCATCTTCAAGGCAAGAACTAGTCGATTACTGCAAAAGAAAACTGGGCGCACCAGTATTAGAAATCAACGTGGCCGATGAACAAATAGATGATCTTGTTGACGATGCTATTCAATTTTTCCAAGAAAGGCATTTTGATGGTGTTGCCCAGACCTTTCTAAAATATGAAATAACTCAAGAAGATATTGATAGGGCTAGAGGTAGAACTGGGGAGGGAATTTCTTCAAAAGTCGGTATTGCAAAAACATACACTTACAGAGAAAATTCTAATTATATCGAGATTCCAGATCATGTAATTGGGATTAATAAAATTTTCAAACTATTTGGTGGTAATAGTCTTGGTTATGGTATGTTCAATTTTAAGTATCAACTGCTATTGAATGATCTTTATTATTGGGGATCCACTGATATTTTAACCTATTTTATGGTAAAAAGATACCTTGAGGATCTTGACTGGATTCTGAGCCCAGATATTATGGTCAGATTCAATAAAAGAGACACTAAACTCTATATTGATATTGACTGGGCAACTGTCTCTCCTGGAAATATTCTTCTTATTGATTGTTATAGGGTTCTTGATCCTACTGATTCCACAAAAGTCTGGAACGATAGTTTTCTTAAACAGTATCTGACGGCCCTTATCAAAAGGCAATGGGGCCAGAATCTTATTAAGTTTAGAGGAGTAAAACTTCCAGGTGGTGTTGAGTTAAATGGTCGAGAAATGTATGATGATGCCCAAAAAGAAATTGATATGCTTATGGAGCGTATGAGTTCCACGTATGAGGAACCACCATTCGATTTGGTTGGATAATTTATGTTAAATCCGTTTTTTCTCCAGGGTTCAAAAACTGAGCAGGGTTTAGTACAAGACCTGATTAATGAGGCCATTCAAATCCATGGTGTCGATGTTTATTATCTTCCTAGAGAGTACGTAACAAAAAGAACGGTCATAAGAGAAGTAATAGAATCTAAATTTAATAATGCTTTTCCTTTAGAGGCTTATATTGACACTTATGAGGGATATGAAGGAGCCGGAGTTCTTTTAAGTAAATTTGGTATTCAACCAAGCACTGATATTACTCTCATTATATCAAAAGAACGATACGAAACTTATATTACACCATTAATCAAAAATATTCCAAACATAAAATTACCAGACAGACCAAAAGAAGGCGATCTAATTTGGTTTCCTTTAGGTGATAGGTTATTTGAAATAAAATTCATTGAACATGAAATTCCTTTTTATCAACTACAAAAAACCTACGTTTATAATCTAAAGTGTGAACTCTTTAGGTATCAAGACGAAACTATTGCAACTGGTATTGATTTCATTGATGACAATACGATAACCGAAGGATATACAGAAATTTACAATATGTTGGGAATTGGGGCAACTGCCTCGGCAACGGCAACTATTGTTAATGGTGGGGTTAGATTTGTTATTGTCACCAATAGGGGCGATGGCTATAGAACGGCCCCTCAGGTGTCATTCTCTGCGGCTCCACCGCCTGGAGAAACCGCTGCTGGTATCGCATCAATGATTTCTGGTATTGTTGATCTTTGCGAACCAGATGCAACTCTTCTTAGGGTACAATCAGTCCAATTAACAAACACTGGTTTTGGATATACTGTTGCTCCGTCTGTTTCATTCAGTGGAGGTGGTGGAGGTGGCGCCCAGGCGTTTGCAACCATTGGTGATGGTATTGTTGGAATTGTTAGTGTCACAAATGGCGGTTCTGGTTTCCTAGTACCACCAAACGTTTCTTTTGTTGGGGCCGCAACAAGTTCGGCTATTGCAGTCGCTGTTCTTAATAATGGAACCATTTCACAGATTAATATTATCGATGCTGGTCTAGGTTATACAACCGCTCCATCAATTGTTATTGATGCTCCTTATAGCTCCGGATTCGGTACTTATATTTTCAATGAAGAAGTCGTTGGCAGTGCCTCAAGTATGACGGCCAGGGTCAAAGATTGGAATGTTCAGACATTAAAACTTCAATTATCCAATACCTCCGGGCCATTTACTCCTGGTGAATTAATTGTTGGTCAAGAATCCGGGGCCAGTTATCAAATTGTTTCTGGTAATCAATTAACAACAATTGACGAAAAAATTGAAGACGATATTATTGTAGACGGGTTTACCCAAAATGACGATATTCAAATAGCCGCCAATGAAATACTTGACTTTAGCGAAAGAAATCCATTCGGGGTGCCATAATGTTTGAACACTTTTATTACGAGGCCATAAGAAAAACTGTTATTGCCTTCGGCACTCTATTTAATAATATTTACATTAAACATAAAAATGATGAAGGCAATGTCGTATCAACTCAAAAGGTTTCTTTTGCGTATGGTCCTACCCAAAAATTTCTTGCAAGGCTAGAACAATCGCCTGATCTGAATAAGCCAATTCAGATCACGACTCCTAGAATGTCTATGGAGATAATAGGACTTTCTTATGATTCTGCAAGAAAAGGTGGAACAATGAGGTCTTTTACCACCACTGATGATAATAATAAACCAAGAAGATCTTATCTACCTGTTCCATACAACATTAATTTTGAACTGAGTATTTTTACTAAGTTGGAAGATGATATGTTCCAGATCGTGGAGCAGATTCTTCCTTATTTTCAGCCACATTATACAATAACCATAACACTTATTGATGAAATTAACGAAAAGAGAGACATAAAATTTACTCTTGATAATATTTCTTTAAGCGATAATTATGAAGGAAATTTTGAGCAAAGAAGAGCCCTTATCTGGACATTAAAGTTTACGGCAAAAACTTA